ACGATCTATGTACTGACAACGGTAAAATCTACTTGGAAGTAGACTTACAAGTTCCAGTATGTGTTGAGTGTGGTCAAACTTCTCCTGATGGTTACACAGGTTCAACATTCGAATCTACATCAGGTGATTCTAATGCGTTTGTTGCTGTTTACAGAAACTACGACAACTTAGAATTTGAAGATCAAATCGGTGAAGTTTCTTTTGACCTTGAGTCAGTAACAGTATCTGTTACAGAAAGAAAACTTAGAGCTCAATGGTCTCCTGAATTGGCACAAGACGTTGCTGCATTCCACAACATTGACGCTGAAGCTGAATTGACAGCTTTGTTGTCTGAGCAAGTGGCTGCAGAAATCGACCGTGAAATCTTGAGAGACTTGAGAAAAGGTGCTGCATGGGATCTACGTTGGGACTACAACGGATGGAAGAGATTATCTTCTTCTGGTACTACTCCTTACACTCAGAAGGACTGGAACCAAACGTTGATCACAGCTATCAACCAACTTTCAGCTCAAATTCACAAATCAACTCTTAGAGGTGGTGCTAACTGGATCGTTGTATCTTCAGAAGTATCAGCTATCTTCGACGACTTGGAGTACTTCCACGTTTCTAACGCGGCTCCTGAACAGGATCAGTACAACATGGGTATCGAAAGAGTTGGAACATTGGCAGGTAGATACCAAGTTTACCGTGATCCATACTTCCCAGCTAACCAAGTGTTGATCGGACACAAAGGAACTAGCTTGTTGGATACTGGTTACATCTACGCTCCATATGTACCTCTTCAGTTGACTCCAACTATGTACAACCCATTCAACTTTACTCCTATCAAGGGTATCATGACACGTTACGCTAAGAAAATGGTTAACAACCGTTTCTACGGACGTATCACAGTTGATGGTGTTAGAACATTCGACTTGAATGAATTGAGATAATAATCTCAATTTTATAAGGAAGGGAGGGTAAATAACCCTCCCTTTTTATTTTAATGGATATTTATTGAAAAAGTAAATAATGTCCACAGCTTGTGTTTGTAGAAGAGTAGGTATAAAAAATTTGATGCCAATAAAAACGTTGGTTATCAACTATAGTAGATGTTCGGATGAATATGTTGTACAGAACTATTCGATCAGACCTGGAGAGACAAGAGAAATATGGTATTTGGTTGGATCTTTTAGTACAGCATTCCCATCATCTTCGTATCAAGAAATTGACTACACATTATGGCCAGAAGGATGTGATATCCAACCGACACCAGAGGTTATTGAATATTTCATCTTATATGAAAATGGAAATATTATGACGGCACAAAATAACAATGGTATAGAATACCAATATTAAAACACATTTATTGCAATGGCAAACCAAAAAATATCACAATTACCAAATTATTCAGGAAGTACCACAGGTACTTGGTTAATTCTAAATGATTCAACTGAAACCAATACGTATAAGGTATTAACTACAGACATCGCTGGTACGTCTGGTACTAGTGGTAGTTCAGGTTATGGTTTTGATTGGAAAGGTGGGTGGTTACCCGACGTTAGTTATTTCAAAAATGATACAGTTTATTATGATTATACATCATATATTGCCGAACAAAATATACCTGCGGGTCAATTACCACCTCCGTTGAATACTGATTGGTCAATCATTGCTGAATCAGGTACTAGTGGTAGTTCAGGATCTTCAGGTACTAGTGGTAGTTCAGGATCTTCGGGTACAAGCGGTAGTTCAGGATCTTCAGGTACAAGTGGTAGTTCAGGATCTTCAGGAACAAGTGGAACTAATGGATCTAGTGGATCTAGTGGATCTTCGGGTACAAGTGGTACCTCTGGATCGAGTGGTTCTTCTGGTACTTCAGGTACAAGTGGAACTAGTGGTTCTTCTGGTACTTCAGGTACAAGTGGAACTAGTGGTTCTTCTGGATCTTCAGGGACATCAGGATCAAGCGGAACTAGTGCCTCTTCAGGTACTAGTGGGTCTTCAGGTTCTTCAGGTACTTCAGGTTCTTCAGGAACTTCTGGTACGTCAGGATCTTCAGGTTCTTCAGGTACAAGTGGAACTAACGGTACTTCTGGTTCTTCAGGTTCTTCAGGAACAAGTGGAACTAACGGTACTTCTGGTTCTTCAGGAACATCAGGATCGAGTGGTTCTTCTGGTTCTTCAGGAACTAGCGGGTCTTCGGGCACATCGGGAACTTCCGGATCTAGTGGTACTAGTGCTTCTTCAGGTAGTTCAGGTTCTTCAGGAACAAGTGGAAGTTCAGGTTCTTCAGGAACAAGTGGAAGTTCAGGATCTTCAGGAACAAGTGGAACAAATGGAACATCAGGTTCTTCAGGAACATCTGGTTCCTCAGGAACATCTGGTTCCTCAGGGACTAGTGGGTCTTCGGGTACATCAGGAACATCTGGTTCCTCAGGGACTAGTGCTTCTTCAGGTAGTTCAGGTTCTTCAGGAACAAGTGGAAGTTCAGGATCTTCAGGAACAAGTGGAACAAATGGAACATCAGGTTCTTCAGGAACATCTGGTTCCTCAGGGACTAGTGGGTCTTCGGGTACATCAGGAACTTCAGGATCTAGTGGAACTAGTGCTTCCTCAGGTAGTTCAGGATCTTCAGGTACCTCAGGATCTTCAGGTACAAATGGTAGTTCTGGTTCTTCAGGGACAAGTGGAACAAGTGGATCATCTGGAACATCTGGTTCTTCAGGAACTTCAGGATCTAATGGAACTTCAGGTACATCAGGGTCTTCAGGGACATCAGGAACTTCTGGTTCTAGTGGTATTAATGGAACGTCAGGTTCAAGTGGATCTTCAGGCACATCTGGTACTAATGGGACTAGTGGTAGTTCAGGCACCTCAGGATCTTCAGGTACAAGTGGATCTTCAGGAACGTCTGGTTCTAATGGAACTAGTGGTTCTTCAGGAACTTCAGGTTCTAGTGGTATTAATGGAACGTCAGGTTCAAGTGGAAGTTCCGGTACATCAGGAACAAATGGTTCAAGTGGATCCTCAGGAACTTCAGGTACAAATGGTTCTTCAGGAACTTCAGGTTCAAGCGGTACATCAGGAACTTCAGGTAATTCAGGAACAAGTGGAAGTAGTGGAACTTCAGGTTCTTCAGGAATAAATGGTACATCGGGTTCTAGTGGAACCTCAGGTTCTTCAGGTAATTCAGGAACAAGTGGTTCATCTGGAACTTCAGGTTCTTCAGGTAATTCAGGAACAAGTGGTTCATCTGGAACTTCAGGTTCTTCTGGTAATAATGGTACAAGTGGATCTAGTGGAACTTCAGGTTCTTCAGGAATAAATGGTACATCGGGTTCTAGTGGAACCTCAGGTTCTTCAGGTAATAATGGTACAAGTGGTTCCTCAGGAACATCAGGTACTTCTGGTTCTTCGGGTAATAGTGGGACTAGTGGATCTTCGGGTAATAGTGGTACAAGTGGTTCTAGTGGTTCTAGTGGGACTAGTGGATCTTCTGGTAATAGTGGGACTAGTGGATCTTCGGGTAATAGTGGTACAAGTGGTTCCTCAGGAACTAGCGGAAGTTCAGGTTCAAGTGGAACTAGTGGTTCTTCAGGAAATCCAGGTACAAGTGGTTCTTCAGGTACTAGTGGTTCTTCAGGTACTTCAGGTTCAAGTGGTTCTTCAGGTACTTCAGGTTCAAGTGGTTCTTCAGGAACAAGTGGTGAATCAATTGGAAACCCATATGAAGGAATTGCAATTTGTGTTATTCCAGCAACAAGACTTTATGATGAATATGTTGCAAACAATAGTTTGAAAGATTCGTTTGTCGTAGTTCCAACCGATCTCGATGGTTGGAGTATTATTGGCGTGGAAACATCCTATGGATCCACTTACTCGGTTGATAACGCAGAGTTTACAATTCAAATGAGAGATACTAACTATTCAGTTGTTTCTTCTGCAGATTATACACATCCTGGAAATTCAAGGAATTATTCGTTTTCACCAACTACTCCAATTTCGGTTACACAGGGTTATACATTGAATGTTGACTTACAAAGTGGAGGTCAATCTCCCGATGGTGAAGCAAGAGGATACACTGTAACCTTGACATTGACGCAATAATAATTACTTTATCAGATATGAGAACTTCGTTTGTAAAAGAGTTTTTTCCTTCGGCAACACCGACTTTAAGTCCAACACCTACAGTAACTCCTACTAGACCACCATTGTTAGGTGAAGTAATAAGGTGTGCCGATGGTCTAACATATTTGGTCGATTGGGCACCAGCATTCACTTCAATCCCAACTTTTACAAACGGAGTTACATATTTGTATTTTTCTTCAGGTTCACTTCTCAATGGATGTTATACTATAGTACAAGGTGAAGAACCTCCATTCGGTACTCCAGTTGCGGTGATTGGTGACTATGTTGGTGATGATTCTACTTGTTTACAATGTACTGGTAAAACTCCAGTGACACCAACACCAACACCAACAAAAACTAAAACACCAACACCAACACTAACCAGAACCCCTACTGTAACACCAACTAGAACAAAGACACCTACCCCAACTCCGACTCCAACAACTCATTGTAGTTGTACAATTCAAACAAGTACAAATATAACAATTTATGAAAGTATTGCTGGTACAACAGGGAATGCGTTATATCAAAATCTTACTGAATGGGAATCTTACTTAGTACCGTGTGATTCATTATACAATGCTTATACAGTTTTCAATGATAAACCATCCGTAACACAAAACACTACAGGTACCTACAATGCTAAGTCGTATAGTTATATGTTGTCATTTAGATATGTACAAACATCTGTAGCAACTACTAACTTACGTATTGCAATCGGACACGGAATCGATGGTGATTGTTCTTTTGGTGTGTACAACATTGCATCTCCGATAAATGGTCGATACTATACAATCAGAGTTGATGTTAGAGACATTTCTTTATATGGAAACCAAATTAGGGCTCACATATCAACACCTGTATACTCGAGTTATAATTATTGTACGGGAACACCAGGTGATGATGCTTGTTGCTATTCAACCGCATCGAATAATTTCCACCCAGGTATACCAAGAACTTGTCCAACATATATCAATGGATGTTTAAGTCAAATTGGTTATTGGTGTCCGTTTTAGTAAAAGAATCGTTATGAAAAAACTTTGGAATTTTATAAAAAAACTTTTTGGTCTAAAATCAAAAATGACCACTACAACTACTACTCGTTGGATTGTATATCCACAACCTACCCCACCTGTTTTAGATAAAGTATATCCGCATAATGTGAATGGTATGGAGATGGATTTAACAAAAATTTGTAATACAGGTGTAATTACAATTTATTCAGATTGTGAAAATCTTGGAATGGGTTGTTACGTTTGTGCGGATCCCGAAGCAAATGATTTTACAACTTTGGCGGGACAATATTTCCATGATTACTCTAATGATATAGTGTATTATATTCAAGAAGTTGATGGAATGATTTTAAATGTGGGTAGTTGTAATTTATAATTTTCTGATAAGTCTCGAAACCATTTCGCTTTCTAATAAATTAAGACATCCTCTTCGGTGAGCTGAAGCTAGTGCTAAGGTGGTAATATATTTTATTTGTTCAGGTGATAAATTATCAAAAAGGTCATTTATTTCTTGTTCATCACTGAATTGTATTGTATCGAATAATTCTCCGATAATTTCTTTATTTTTTTCTTGGTTTTCCATACTAATAAGATCTGTTGCTCTATTTATAGCAAGTATCGTAAAAAAATGGAAAAAAACAACTTACAACAAAGAATTAAAGAAGATTTGGCGGTTTGGTTTGGGACAAAAAAGAAACCCAAAGGTAGTAAACAACCTAAGGGTCCATGGGTTAATATTTGTCGTAAAGTAGATGGAAAACATCCACCGTGTGGAAGAGATAACACCGATAAGGGTGGTTATCCAAAATGTCGTGCTGCCGGTGTGGCAGGTAAAATGTCGGATTCAGAAAAGAAGGCGGCGTGTGCACAAAAAAGAAAGGCCGAGAAAAAAGATACCCAAACAGGTAAGGGACAAAAACCTGTAATGACATCATATAAACCAAAGAAAAAAACCAATGAAGGAATGAGACAATTTATAAAGTCCATTCTCAGAGAAACTGTTGAAAAAAATGATATGATCGATCTTGGACGTATGGTTGAGATGGAGCACACTTCAGACCCAAATAAGGCTGAACAGATTGCTGCGGACCACCTTAGGGAAAATCCAAGATATTATTGTGTGTTGTTTAGAATCGGACTAATCGACGAGAAGGACGCTGAAGAAATGGCATCCAAAATCTGCCCGTCAATCTAAACTCTTTGAAATGTCTTGTAGAGAATGTTTGATGTTTGAGGTAATTTCATCTTCCATAACTTTTCTATGATTCTCAACAGTATCGTTGAACAAGTTGGTAATTTCGGTGATCGAACGATCAGACATTGGAACTGTGTAAGAATATTTGTGATTGATGACATTTACAATACCCCCGTCTATTTTGATAAAAATGGCGAGGGTATCGTTTTTAATATATCTTTTGTTTGTGATTGGTGTTAACAACAAGGTCGAATCTTGTCTTGTAATCATTTTTTTACAAATCTTAATACAATCCAATTCGTATGAACTTCTTTTTTCACGACTATAGTCCATTGATTTAATGGTTTTTAGGACTATGGATTGAATCCACCGCTTGATTTTGTGTATGACCTTATTCATACTACAAATATAGAATTTGTTTTCGTAATTACAAAATTAACAATACGATCCTGAACACCTTTTTTTACCATCATTTCCAGGCATTTTTCCTTTGCAAACCTGAACGGCATAACCATTAGCGTATGCTGATGGATACACATCATACTTAGCCTTAGCGGCGGCGATCCCTCTTGAACAGAGTTTAGAACCTGTTTTCTTTTTACCTTCTTCCAATTCGGGTCCTTGTAATTGATCTTCATCAGAAGATACTTCGTTCATAATAAACTCATATACGTGGTCTAAATTTTCTTTAGCCTTGGAAATATGGTCGTCTGCCCAATCATGACCATTTTGTAAAAAACCATCAATTACTGACTCAGGTATAGATTTTAGATCTTTGATTTGACGTTCCATCTGATCCAAGTTACTGAAAAACATATAGTTTTCAGAACCTCTTTGTTCTTCTAATTTTGTTCTGATCAACTTGACTAGATCAGATTCTTTTAGTTTAATAATTTTTTTCATTTCGAATTTACAATTTGGAACATTAATACTTTCTTATAAGTATCCTTTTCACCACTTGAATTTACTTGTATATCAACATAATATTGGTTAGGAATTTTGTCACGAGTATCAAAAATAAAATAATATTCATTCGGAGTTCTATTGATCGCCGTCCAATCTTGTACAATTACCTCAGTCGTACCTTCTTTCACATATACTCTATAAAAAGCTTCAACATTCTGAAGGACATATTGTGAGGTATAGGCTTGTTTGATTGTAACCATTACCTTGCGTACATCAGTGTTATAAATTTTTTCATTCTGTTTAATACCACTGAAATCAAAACCATATAAAATCGGATCTTTTGATTGAATTCCAATAGAATAATAAGCCGAACTATTCTGAAGAATAAAATTGTTTTCTATGTCGGGTAACGAATTTCCATCTTTGGCTAATGAAGTCCACACATCTGAGAATTGACACGGTGTTGAAAAACCTGTCAGAGGTGGAACCTCGACCTCATATACCCCTTTAGTCCTCAGACAAGTTGCAAGTCCGGTAGCGTAAGGAATTGGTGATCCATTAGGATCTAAAATGTCCACGATAGGATTGGTATCCAAATTTATATAATCTCCGTTAGCAAAGGCGTATAAGTACAATTTATTGGTTTTGTTTACAACAAAAGTGTTACGATCATCCTGTATAAGATCGTCATAATCTGTCTGTAGAAATGGTTGATAAAAAGTTTGTGTATGTCTTGTAAAATAACCAACGGAATATGTTTCTGTCAACCCTGTGATGTTTTCAATTTCGGGGACATATGCAATACCCCACCCTGTGGTTCCCGTTACTCCGCTGAACAACATTCCATTTATTTCGTTTGTCATATCAAACTCGATATCTTCGTTTCCGAATTCGAAGTGTTTTCTGTCAACGATAATAAGACCCGAATAATTTAAGTTTGGGTCAACGTTCGTGTTTCTGTTACTGTAGGTACCAGATTGAGGCCAATCAGTTATCGTTGTAGTTTGAAACCAGTTAGACGGTCTTGTACTAAAGGCTCTATTGTTAGAGAATTGTGCAATTGCCAAATCATCAACAAAGTCATATCCAACACCCTCATCCCATGTTTGTCCTGTCAATGGTATTCTATAAAGAATAAGGTCAAAAGAAGTTGCTCTTCCTGATCCGTCTGAAGCGTAAGTATTGAGTAATTCTTGATCAAAACTACTAGTATTGGTCATAACCAAAGTATGTGTCATTGCTGAGGTACAACCTGTAGAAATTTCGGTAGTTTGAATTTTTTCTCTTAGAAGATCCAAGTCCAAATCAAAAATAAAACGGGTGAAACCGTTTGGTGTTGAAATGTTCAAACCTTGTCCAAAAAACAATTGTGTAACAGGGTTCCTCCCCGTATTTACAAAGCTGTTGAACTCGATTGTGTTGTTCTTACTAAAATATGACCTGAGTATTGACATCGATACTTTTAAGTATAAATATCAGTTTATACGAATATTTGAGTTCAGAATTTTATTTGTGGCATTTCTTATCTCAAATAAAATTTGTTCAGATGTCACTCCATCTAAACCAACAGGTATTGGTGCTGCACCAGGAACGGGATGTACGTGTGTTATAAGGTATCTAACGATCAAATTCAATAGGTCCAATAGTTCTTCACCTCTGACGGTAGAAGATGTAAATGGGAGGATATTTTCTTGAATTTGTTGTTGAGTGAATCCATAAATGGCATTACTCAGATCTGTTTGTTTGTTTGACTTGTGAGAAAGTAGGAAAATATCAGTTCCCCCCACCAAAACTGGAGTCGATGTTTCCTCAGTGACTTGTTTTGTTGTGATTTCTTGAAAATTAACCTTGATTGGTTTTCCTATTTGATCTTTCGTTCTAACCAAACCAAACTTATAACTTATTGGACCCAATCCAGGATTCAGTGTAATGTCATTTATAAATTTCAAAGCATTGGAGTACTCCACGGCAGAATTTGTTGACATAGTATTGTTTGAAACACCATTTTCGTCAAGAATTGTTCTGACTCTCGCATCGGGTCTATATGCGAACGGAAATTGTTCAGTAATTGTTGGACCATTTGTGATTTTACCTGAATTTACCCCCTTTATAAAATTATTAATTTTTTCAACCGTTTGTTCGAAGGTTAAACCAAAGAATGATTCATAGTATTCTAAATTTATTGCTGAAGACAAATCTGAATCATATTGAATATTATCAGTCAAAGTAGTCGTCAGTGGTTTCAACCCATAAAGTCTAATTTGTCCTGTAAAGGCGTTTTGAGTATTTTCTAAATTCTGAATTTCCCACTCGATCAATTTTTTGGTAGCAACACTTACGTTTTCAGTACTCACACTAACTTTTTTGGGACCGTCAGTTATTTTGGTATTGAATCCCGATATCTGAATAAATGATCTTCTATCGTTGGGTATTGGAAATTTTTTTATATTTAGATCGTTTGTTTTTGCTGCTCGTAAAAGTACTGTGTCTTTTTTTACGATAACATCCGCAAATCCACGACCTAAAACGGCGTTATCACCAGGTTGGGGGAAGATTCCAAATGATTTACTATTTTTGAAACTACCATCGTTGTTTTTTAGTCTTAGAAGTCCACTTACACGATCCCCCAAACCTGTAAATTTGTTTGATTCCTGAATGTTGGAATATGGCATAGACATCGGGGATGCAAAAGACGCTTGAACGTAATATATGTCTTGATAAGGATATTCTATATTTTGATAGAATAGATTCACTCTTTCCTTCACTTCGGGGACTTGAGAAAAAAACTGTGGTAATAGTGGTAATGTTAAAAATGGATCTTTTTCTGTCCACGCATCTTTTGGTTGAAAATCAAAACCTTCTAATGTTGCTCTAATATTTTTATCGAGGGGGTATGCACGGATTCTACCAAGATTCATAGGATCTTGGTTATCTACAACTTCCGCTGGATGAATTATTTTATTACTCAAACTTCCCATTTACCCTATTTTCATATTCCATTAGGATTTTATTATATAGACCTTCAATATTATCCAAATGATTACTCAGGTCTATGATCATACTTTTAGTTTCAGCAAAATCGGATTTCAAAAAATCCATTGCTTCCGTCAAATCTTTGTTTGAGGAAGAATCAATATCTTTGATTATTGATTGGAGTTGTTCTATTGTAAATTCTCTTTGTATCATGATGGTACTGAATCAAACCTTTCAGGCATTGTTATACCAATAGGTAACACTTTTAATGGCGGAAGTATACCCTGATTTCTACCATTTTCAGTTCTTTCTCCTTCAACCCCTTTTATTTGTGCTTGGATTGACAACATCCATAAATTTGGGCTTCCATCCGGCATAGGTCCAGTTGGTATACCCAATTTTTGCATTTCCTCAATTGTTCCAAGCATTGCTCTTGTATCGGAAAATCCCGATCTAAATTTCGTAAAATATAATGCTGTCGCCGGAGTATCATATCTTGTTCCTCTCAGAGATAGTTGTATGAGATCAACAATAGAATCCACAACACTTTTACATTGTCTATAATTAGGGATTATTTGAGTAACAATAATACCCAAAGAAAGAAGAGACTTTGTTTGTAAGAGTCTCTTTTTATTTGCCTCTTGTCTCAAATTTCTTATAATACGTTTCAGTAATTTCCTCAAATCTCTTTTGATGATTTCTGTCAAAATTTTTGTAAACTCAGCACCAATTAAGGATACCACTTGGATGTTGAACCCTTTGAAAGTTTTGATGAAACTCTCCAAATTATAAACTTTATTCAATACAGAATTTTGAATATTTTGTTGGTCGTTTTCTAATGATTTTACCATAATCATCATAGGAAATAAGACTTTCGGACTTATAACCGCGGCATAAAGGGCTGTGATAAACTTTTCGACAATGTCTTCATCAATTGACAATCCAATATCAAATGATGGTCCCAAAGTATTGTCTTTAACACTTTGTATTGCTTCATTGAGTATTCGTGTATTTTCAGCAACATTATCATCATCAACAAATAAAATCTGACTTAATGTGTTTTGAACTTCATTACTATTATATGGTTGTTTTATCGTGGTACAATCTTCATATTCAAAAACCCCTAACTTTATATTTGAGATTTCTGATTCGATTTGTCTCAAATCAACGTCTGTAAGTTCAAAGAAAGATTCGTCAATTCCGTCTAAAGGTGCTACTTTTGCAATTCCACTAACATCAATCTCCTCTCTTGAATCAAAACACAGTCCCAAAATTCTGGCGAGTAATTTTTCAAAATATCCTTGGTCGGCAATAGACTCAACCCCAGCATTTAACTGAATTGACATGTGTCCAAATAAAAATTGAAACAATTGTATATAAATATTTTTGGTATCAACTATCCTAATAGTCTTCAAATAGTCGGTAATAAATTGACCAACTAAATTTTGACTTTGTGTTAGAGTACCATCTGTCCTGTTCTTCAGTGATACTTTATAAAAGTTTCCTGTGTTTCCTGCACCATCTTGTGTGACGTATTCGAAATCAAATAAGGCTTGTTTGGATTTACCGAGATAATTTTGACCGTATTGACTTTGGAAAGATACACCTGAATTTTGGGTTCTTTCGTACAGTTCTTTATTCATTGAAAATGGGTCGCTCTGAATTGAAATTGCAGGAGATTCATATAAAAACGAAGTAATTGGATTTTTGGGAGATTCTTTCAATAACCCAAATAAATCTATAGATTCAACTGGTATGTAAATTCCTGATGCATTATTTAGGACTGCAGTGTCGTAAGTTTGTTCTTGAGAACAACCAAGCTCTTTGAGCATTTGGTCGGCAATGATCTGAGGGATTTTACTTTTTACTTCATTCAGTGCTTCAGAAAACGAGTCTTTTACAAAATTCACCATACTCGTGGTGGTGTCTCCTGATCTGATTTCATTAGAAATCAATTTGGAAACCTTCATTAATTTCTTGATTTGACTACTCGGTTGACGTTGGTATCTTTTTTTCTGTTGGGATAAATTCGTTTCAGGGGTTATGGTACCAATCGAACTATCTTCCATTGAAGATTGTTGTTGATTTGTCAGAAACGGTACGGCAGAACTTATCTCATTGTAAGTATCAATTGCTTTGAGTTGTTGGGTAAGTGAATCATATGCGTCATTGAGGTCAATCGTAGCCATCTCATTACATTTTGTACTTATTATCTGATTCTACACCTTGGATATCTTTTTGAATTAATGATTGTAACATTTCATCATCAATATCCGTAAGATTCATATTATCCTCACTAACTTGGGATTTTTCCCATATTGATGATTGAAGTTTAGCTAAAGTTAATTTTTTTTCAACAACGTCATTTATTACTTTTTGTTGTTTTTCTAAAACAGGACCAATCAAGGTCATATCTTGTGGATCTTTCAGAAGTGCCAACATTTTGTTTTGTACACGAATTGCTGTAGATCTCTGTTCAACTAACTCGTTATAGATTTCTTGTAACAAAGATAGTATAGATTCTTTTGTAAGTACAATTTCTTTTTTCTTAGGTCTAGACATATCTATAAATAGTTTGGTATGAAAAATCAATCACTCATGGCATTCACAAGGGTGTAATACAATTTTTTGTACTTTTTCATGGCACTTCTTATCTCTTTTGTGGATAAGTTTGTCATTTCCCTTATTGATAACAAAATGATATTTTTGTTAAATTTATTATTATCAGTACCCATGAAAATTGTTTTGTAATTTTCAAATAATTCAATTAGAGCAATACCCAATTTTTTTTCATTTGCATTGAGATTTTCAGACTCTAAAGTTTGTTTAAGTTGTAGGATGAATTGTATTATTACAGCGTCAGCATCTGTTTTTTCATGCTCGATATAATAAATCATATCAGGTCTTAACTCCAATTGAGTTGAGATATCTTCGTATGAAATTTTTCTGTTAGTTTCTTTTTGGTCTTTTATAATTTGACCCATAAGATAGTTTTTACAGATTGTACCGAAATATGAATATGCCTTTTTATTTTTATCTGGCTTAAATTTATCCACTTTAGTCATTAGAAAAGAGTGGGTATCTGTATGTATATCTGTAAAATCCATGTCCTTTCTATATAATTTATATCTTCTTATAATCGAAGATATCATTTTATCTAAAGGTGCTCGTAGAAATTCGTTATATATTTTATTTTTTTCTTCATATGTAGATGCCAACAGGTAAGCCCTAACAGCATTTTCCTCTACAACATCAAAATAATTAGTTTGTGTTGGTTTACGACCCCTTTTTTGAGTTGTAGAAGTAGTTGTTGTTGAAGAAAAAGACATTAAACATTCTCAACTTCATATTTTATATTTCTGTCCTCAGTGAAAAAATATTCTTTTTTTGCCGTAGAAATCCAAAACTTTACTTCTTTTTCAGTCATAATGTCACTTCCATTTTTATAATTCCAAAAAATGGATCCTTCACGTAATGTTGTATGTTTGTAACCAAGTTTTGGAATGGTCATCAATCGTAAAGAATTGTATGACATTCTCAAAAGGAATTCATAAACAAAAGTCAGTTTCATTGAGGGTTTGAATGAACCAAAATCGGAAAGTTTTTCTCGTTTGATGACCATTCCTGACGTTTGAAAGTTCTGATAATTCAAGAGGGTTTCATTAGTTAAAAATCCCATTTCTTGAGTAAAATTCGCAGCAAAGGTTGCCTCATTTGTAAATCCAATGAAAACACCTTTTTCATCGACATCAACTACTATTGGTAGAAATGCGTCGACTTCAGGATATACCGAAATATACTTTTGAACATTTTCGAACCAAATGTTGGCATATTCATCGTCAAATTCGAAGAAACTTACCCAGTCAGAATTCGCAGATTCAACACCCAAATTTATTTGACTTTGGAAATTTGCATCACCACTGAACTCCACTAGTTTGACAGTCAAATCTCCGAAATCGTAGTTTTGTAGTTTATTAACTAATGTTTCTTCCAACGTATGTACAATAACCAACTCAGAAAATTGAACTTTCTGATTTTTAAGGGATAAAATTGCACGATCAAAATATTCATCAAAATCTCGTGTTATTGATGATTTAATAGGAAGAATTACTGATAAATTTAAAATGTTTTCCATATCTTATACAGTTTCAGGATTCAATTGAGCTTCAAAAGCTTCTTTACGTTTATTCGAAAAATCTGAGAATAGGTTTACAACTTCAGAAGTAAATTTTTCTCTATCGATATATTTTTTTGATGTAGTTTCAGATTCGGTGTATATTTCCTTCAAAATATTATCTTCGAGCCAAGTTTGAATTAAGTCGGCAATAATATCTACCATCATAATTTGGTTATCAACCCAAATACCGTTTTTGTCTTCTAACCACTCAGGTTTCAAGTTTGGTTTCAAACCAAGAACAGGAATTCCTACTCTCATACATTCTAGTGGGAACGTACCAAAACCAGATGTGGGGTCGATCCAAACACCCAAGAAAGAATCCTGAAGTGCATTTGCAAATTCATCCATTGATACTCCACGTAAATCTCTAAAAGTAAAAAATCTATATTGAGGGTATTTTAGATAGAATTGTTTGATTAGGTTAATACCATCTCTTTGGTCTCTAGTATGAACAGCAATAATTGGTTTAGGAGGAAACTTTTGTTTTTCAAACTTTTCAGAAATTACTGGTTGAATAACATCAACTGTAACTCTTTTCATAAGTTTTTCGATTTGATTTTTTTGACTTTCTGAGGTTGTAATACATTTATAGATACCCAATTGTGCCCATGAATTTCCAGGTGTTAGGGTTTCCAACATATGGTCGTATGCTTGAGTAATTACAATTTTTCCACAAGGTAGATTATTGATTTGCTCCATTACAAATCCGAAAATTTCAGGGATTACCATGATGTCCTCGGGAGCAATTTCCAAGTTAGTTCCTTCGATGGATTGGTGTGGTAGTAAATCAAATTTAGAATCACTCCATGACCCGATTTTTGTGTAATCAGGTTTTTCATGTAACATGATTACATTATAACCTTCGGAAGACAGGGTATTAGCCATGTCATAAATGTAGACCAAGGACGCTTTTGCATTGCCTTTAGTATCTTGAACAAAAAAGTAAATTTTATTTTTCTTGTTCTCGATATTATCAATAGATCTTAAAATTTTTTCTTTTAATTCTGTTTCCATTTTTTATAGTTTTTCAAGTAATTTATATCTCAATAATGTATTCCATGCTAATTTGAATGGAATGTTCAATTTTTCGGCACCACGACTAGATAACTTGTCATCCACGTCCTCAGTTTCTGAAAAAATTACATCAATCATAATCTTAATCATCTCATATTTTATAATTGAAATATGTTGATTTTCACTGTCACCAGACTGATTAGGCAGGTTGACAAATTTATCAATATTATTCAAATTTAAGTGGTAATTTTCTCCAAATACTTCTATCATGATTTAATAATTTTTTTCAAAGTTGATTCTAAATCTTTCAAATTGGTTATTGTATAATTTACGTTAATATTTAAATTATAAGTTCTTTCGTATTTTATTGTAGGTTTCATATCAACATTATCAAGTAAGTTTGGAGAAGATGCAATTAAAACGTCAAACTCACTCCAAATTTTTTCGATATTTTTTTTATTGAAAAAAACAACTTTGTCTACATCACAACCGAATTTTGAAATGAAAAAAAGTGTTGCGGGTTTTGTTTTACCAATTTGTTCTGAAATAAAAACCCATTCAATTTCATTTTGAAATTTGATCTGAAGATCTTGTAAATCCATAAATGTAGAAAGTTCCGTTGATGGAGAATGACCAAAAATTTCCATAGCGAATTCTTCATAGACAAATGTGAAAAATTCTTCATCTGTTTTGAACATGAAATGTTCATCAAAATTTTTAGTAGAATATGGTTTTTTTATCTCAAACTTAAAATCATCATCAACTAACTCTAACTCATCTATCAAAAATTTTTGATAAATTTGTTCAAGTTTAGTATAAGTGTCCCTGAGTACACCATCAATTTCTATTGCGACTCTAATCATTCGTCGTATTTTTCTAATATTTTACTTATGAGAGGATTTCGAACAATATCACCATCCTCGAATGAAAAAATACCAATCCTATCTACTTTTGTAAACTTTTCAATGGCGTCCCACAAACCAGAATGTCTTTTGTCTTTATATCGATCTGTTTGTTCCAAATCGCCCGAAATAAAAAATTTGCTGTTGAATCCAATACGAGTGAGTAAGAGTTTCATTTGTTTTGGAGAACAATTTTGGGCCTCTTCAAATATCAAAATTGAATTATCGATATTCATACCTCTCATATACGCTAACGCAAATACTTCTATGGCCTCAATTTCTTTCAGTAATTCTCTTTTTTCCTTACCAATGATTTTGTTCAGGAGATAGTAAGATGGAAAAATATAAGGATCTAATTTTTCTTCCACATTACCTGGAAGTGAACCCAATTTTTCTTCCGCCTCCACAGCTGGTCTCACAATGATAATTTTTTCATATGGTGTGGTTGGATCTGATAGAAGATCAACAGCCGCCTTCATTGCGACATAAGACTTTCCAACACCTGCCGGTCCTGAACAAATTGTTATTTCATTATTTGTGAGTTCTTGATAATATTTTTTTTGATTTTCACTGAGGAATTTTTCCCTTGTTTTGTTTGGTAAAATTTGATTTATGATATTCTTCTTGGATATATTTCTCTGACTGGCACTTTCTGTGATACCAGACACTCTAGGTGATTTCCTCGGCATTTTATATTATTTAGGTGTTGATACTCCTTTCTTAGACACCACAATTGAAGACATTTCATTGGCGAAAGTTAGGGATTGTTCTATATTTTTAGTTTCCAAATATTTGATACTAAATGATGCTACAAATGTATCTCCAGCACCCGATACGTCTATGGTCTCTTGTGGTTTGGGTGAAGGGTATATCACACCATTATATTGACATCCTTTGGACCCTAATGTTACAATGAACTTTTCGGGAAATTTTTCAACCAAAGATTTGTTATTTTGGAATTCAAATTCATTTAGTTTTATAAAAGTAATATCAGATATTGTATCCTCGTTTAATTTCTTTTTGGTGTCCAAGATTGTCAACTTATTCATGGTTGACAGTTTCTTTATCATCTCATGTGAAAGAAAACCTTTGTCATAATCACTTAGGATTATCATATCGGACTCATTGATTGTCTCAATTTTTCTTGGAGTCAAGAATACAAATGGTGTGAGGATTTGTGGATTAGTTTCTCCGTAATCTACTCTAACTAACATTTGATTACTTTTCTCTTCTACAAACCGTGTCTTAGTAATTTGTTGTTCTTGGTGCCAATGTACAATGTCGGCATCGGGATTTAAGGATTGTAAGTTGGCAACAACGTTACCCGCCATACCAGGGTTTGTAACCTCACGGGTTGGATTTAATACAGGGACAGGTGCCTCAGGACAGATTCTAGTGACGTTCCCGTAAACGAATACGTCTTGACCTAACTCACCGATTACTAATATTTTTGTCATGTTCTAAAATATTTGTTGTGGAAAATCCATCAATTTTATCAAAAAATAATACCTGTTCAACCAAATGTGAACCAATAACTTTTTTATCTTTATAATCTGACCCAACGATCAAATATTTGGGTTTCCATTCTCTAATTTGATCTTCCAATTCTTCATCACTTCCAAAACCAACAACACTGTTGACATAAGTGATACTTTCCATCATAAACTTTCTATCAGTCCACAAATTTACTGGTCGTGAATCTCCCTTGAATGATTTTACCCTTTCATCATAATCGATTCCGACACGAAGAGTACCAAATTTTGAAGCATATTTTATAAGCTCGATATGTCCTCTGTGTAAGACATCAAAGGTCCCGTTGACCCATACCCTTATTTGGGTTGACTGTCTCCCCTCCATACTCGGTATGAATCTGAATCAAAATGTTGTGTTGATACCTCATAGATGGTTCCATCCGTCAAAGCTTCTAATTGGTGTGGTTGTCCTGGTAGTTGTCTAACTGAATCACCTACAACTAAAGTTTCGGTGATTACCTCTGCGGTTTCAGTATCAATCCATCTGTACAAGAATTCACCTTCTTGTACATACCAAGTCTCATCCTTGATCATGTGGTAGTGCATAGAAAACTTACATCCCTTTTTAAAGACAAGTAATTTTCCACAGTATAGTTCGTTATTTTCAAAAATAACTTCATGTCCCCAACCTTTGGGTACATTACAACTCGAGCACTCGAGTGCATTATAGACAATTGGTTTTTCCATTATATTAATACTTTTTCTGTTTTACCAAACTCACGTTTGTAAATTGTTTTTCCTTTATCAGGACTCTCATAGATATAGACTATTTCAGACTTGTCCTTTTCGATTTGTTCTTCTATCCATTTATATGTTTTTTCCATACCTTCCCTAAGAGTTAATTTTGATTCCCAACCCACTTTTTTATTATATAGTCTGTTATCGGAGTTTCTACCTCTAACCCCAAGTGGACAAGGGAATCCATATTTATTTAAGAATTCTTCACCTTCAATATTTTTGATCTTGATATCTTTTCCTGATAAATCAATTGCGATTTGCGCTAATTCATTGATACTTACCATCTCTTCGGATCCGATGTTCACAGGACCTGTGAAATCACTCTCCATGAGTCTTAGTACCGCCTCAACACACTCATCTACATACAAGAATGAACGTGTCTGTTGTCCATCCCCCCAAACTTCTAATTGATATTCGGGTCTTGGTTGACCAGGTATTTTATCCCAATCGTTTACCTCAGCGGCTTTTCTACACATAGCGGCGGGTGATTTCTCTTTTCCACCCTTCCATGTACCCTGGGGTCCAAAGATGTTGTGGAATCGTGCAATTCTCACATCCAAACCGTAGTTTCTGTTGAATGCCAAGAATAATCTTTCAGAAAATAGTTTTTCCCACCCGTACTCTGAGTCGGGGTTTGCAGGATATGCTGATGATTCTTCGCAGTTTGGATTGTCAGGGTCAAGTTGGTTATGTTCAGGATACATGCACGCCGATGATGAGTAAAATACTTTACCAACATTTTTTTTCGTACATTCATGTACAACGTTCAGATTTATAAGTGCCGAGTTGTGCATCACATTTGCATCATTTTCACCAGTAAAAATATAACCAGCACCCCCCATATCTGCGGCAAGTTGATAAACTTCATCAATGGTGTCGTCAATTACGGTAGAAACAACGTGTGGGTCACACAAATCTCCTACAATAAATTCATCACAGATTTCATTGGATGAAAAATATTCATGTCTTTTTATGTCACAAATTCTGACCCAATTCCCTTCAGATTTCAACCTTTTAGCTAAGTGACCTCCGATGAAACCACCACCACCCAAAACGACAATTTTTTTCATTTTTATTTTAATAATAAAAAATGGTTTATTTTTTTGTAGTTTAGAAATCGATTAAGATTCCGTCTACTTTGGAATTTTTTGGATAAAATTTCAGATTACTACCAAAATCATTTAACATTTCTTTTGGAATAGGACCCTTAATGAAATCAAGGTCTTCTATTACATTGATCTTGTAACCATATTCCATCAATGATTTGATAATCTGATACTTACCTACGTGTAAATTTGTGGAATTTGGGTAACATAGTTTATTAACGATTATTGGAGTCATTTTATCTGGAACCAATTCGATGACCTGATTTATAAATGAAATTTCCAATGATGTTTTTTCCTCGATATTTCTTTTTGCTGAATTCATGAATTTTGTCGTACCATGTAAGTACGAACTCAAAACTTGGTTTCTCAGAATATCGTCGAAAAATTCAACTTCGGGTTTTATTGGTGAAAAAATCTGAAAAATTTTATAATCATCTTTTTCTGAGTTCTCACTTAAAATACTACGGACCGTTTCTAAATGAATGTTTTGGGAAATTTTTATTTGAGATAATGTCAAATTGATCAGCTCGGCGGATGTTGAAGTTGTTTGATAAGATTCTAAGTCCTTTGATATTACAGAGAACAAATCTGTGATTTGATGAAATACATCTGAATTTAGAGAACCACAAATAATCTTGTTTTCAGGTATCATTGAATTATGAATAGGAAGATAAAGAACATCAATATTCATGGGATTCAATATTTCATTTATTTTTTTGGTATCTCCAGGATTTACATCACAACAGATGCAAAATATTTTGTTGGAAACATCAATCTCATTTTCAAAAAAATATCCCCAAGCGTCAACCAGCTTGTCCAAATTGCTTGTGTCAAAAAAATTTTCACTAGTCAAATGACTTTTGTCGAAGAATAAAAATATTTCGTGAGACTCAACTAATTTTTCTTGAAAACTGTCAATAGTGACAGTAGTAACACTAACACTTTCAGAAGAAAATAGTTTCAAATGGTGAGGAACCGAATGTTCCGAAATCACTAATATTTTTTTCATAAATCAAATCAAATTTAAGATTCTAAATTTTTCTTCATTATTTTTCACCCAAGAATCTAAAATTTTCAGTCCACTGTGTACAGATGTTGAAGGTTCCCACCCGATAGTTTCTTTTAGTTTCGTTATATCACTTACATAAATTTTTTGGTCACCAGGTCTCCACTCGTCATATGAATAATTAAGTGAAGATGAATTTTGACTTTCAAGATAATCAATCAACTCCAACAACGATAGAGTGTTATTTGGACCCCCACCAACGTTATAAATTTCGCCAGCACATAAATCAATATTATCAATGATTTTTTCATATAGACCCACTAAATCACCGACATACAAGATGTCTCTGACTTGTTTTCCGTCTCCAAAAATAAAAAATTTCTTACCAAAATTGGATGCTATAGTAAACCAAGCGACCCAACCTTGATCTTCAATACCAAATTGATTTTCACCATAAATACACGATTGTCTCAACACCACAGTTTTCAATCCGTAAATCCTATGATAATCTCTAACATATTGATCGGCAGAACCCTTAGAACATCCGTATGGAGAATGGAAATCCAATGGAGTAGATTCTGTAATACCATCAACATTTTTGTAAGCATACTTTTTTTCCAATTCTGTGATTTCAGTCTCATAGTTGCCGTACACTTTATTGGTGGACGAAAATAATAAAATAGAATCGGGAGTGTATTTCCTGATACATTCTAAAATATTGAAAGTTCCCAAAGCGTTTATTTCGAAATCCTCTCTTGGATCCTTCACTGAAAATGTAACCGCGACTTGTCCTGCTAAATGAATAATTACGTCTGGTCTGATTGATGTAAAAACTTTTTCCATGTCGAAAAAATTTCTAATATCTTTGACATGTAATTCTATATTTTTGTTGTTTTTTATCAACTCGTAATTTTGAAGATTACCCTTTCGGGATAAATTGTCGATAATATGTACTTTGTTATTTTCAGAGAATTTTATGGCGGAGTTTAAACCTATAAATCCTAAACCACCAGTTATCAAAATATTCATTTTTTTACTTTTTTATTAATAAGTTCATCCCATTTTTGGTATATAAGACCTTTTCGTTTTGCGTTAAATTCAGCCATTTGACTACTAATTTTTTCCGTGTCTACAGTGTCTACCAAACTATCTAAATGTTCGAATGAATCGAACTGAATAATGTACGGCATCCATTCTTCATCATAAAAATCCGAAAACTGAATCCAGTGGTAAACGGAGTCCAAGTTGTTATAATCATTTGGATCGAATTCTCCTTGAAACTTTATACGCGATCCTGATGGTTTATTATAGTCTTTATTCCACGCATATTCTTTCAGAACATTGTAACCTTTTTTGTATAAATCAAACAAAAAGTCCTTACTAGGAACAAACAACGGAATGTTCGAAGTATATTGTTCAAATATTGACATGTATGACACCTGATACGGTATGTGAATAATCCCTTTGTACTTCAATAAATCAACGTGTTTATGAGTGCTGAATACAGAGTTTTTACTTTTTATTTTCGGATTTTTAATTTCTGATAAATTACCTTTGTAGTAATATAAAAATTCATCATGTTGTGGTTGATAATATTCACCGTAATAATCACAAATACTTGGAATAAACTCAACTGGTCTACCTATAAAACCCTCCATGTATAATTTATCATACATGTTGTTGGCAACCAAAATTATTTGGTCTTTATCTACACCCTCTCTCAAAAAATCATTAAACTCCTCCCAATACGTACTATTGAATGAGTATGGCCATTCATACCTTATCGGGTTGTTGATGATAATTGGTTTGTTGAAGTGCTTGTACAATAAACTAAATGGTGGGGGATATGTTACAATAAATGCATCGTAGTCATCCATATCATTTTTATATGTTTCAAAAAACGTATCGCTATATTGTTTTGGTGATAATGATCTCCATCTACCATTGTCTAACATAGGAACACTATCTTTGGGTCTGTCAAAAACCCATGTGTGATCAGATAAGGATTTATCAACGACTTCATGACCCAAATCTGTAAAAATTTTTCTCATATCCGCTATTATGGATATGTGTAGGTCTATATTAAAAAATTTCATAGTTCACGCAGTTGATAAAGTTTATTCATTTCATTATAAGACTTTATATAATGGAATGAAATGTAATTTTTTATTTGTTCATCGGGGATGTTATAATATTTTGGAGGTCGAGATTTGAAAAGGTCGAAATTTTCTATTTCTATATTATTGTCTCGTAACGTCAAACCCATTGTAACATCTGCAAAAGTTGTGTTATAATTTTTTATATTAGACTTTAATATTTTCATAATTTCGTTACTGACAAGATATCCCGCCCCACCTGAAAGATAATGTAGATTTTTGTCTTGAGGCCATGTGTTAATTTTTTGACCATAAACTTTTTTTGGATCAAAAAGTTCCAAAGATTCAAAAAATTTATTTGTATTTATGAAAGTGTCATTATCACAAAAAAAATACCATTGGAAATTGGAATATTTGTCAGGTAAATTTTTTATTACTTCATAAAATTTGACTTCGTTAGATGCGTAATCATCTCTGTCTGTAACTTTGAGAATATTATTTTCGTGGCTTTCTCGGTCTGAATAAAACAAGTGATCACAATCGTTACCCCAAGTTTCAGTAACGTTTTTATACCTATCTTGTTGTTTATGGGTATGTAAAATAAGAAATAATATATCTTTCATAATGTTATTTGTATAAAAAAACTTTCCAATCTTCTGTGGTTGGGTTGTCATCAGGATTCATTCGTTCTCCAACAAATCTATAGTTTTCCCGTGGCAACGGAAACGGATTACCTCCGAAAAATTCATCATGAGTAAAAGAATCGTCATAAAAACTCGAATAAATTTGTTTCAAAAATGTTTGATCACTACCATAATTTAAGTTTTTATTTTTTGTAAAATTTTCGATTGATTTTGTCATGGGAATTGTACCACCTTTGATACCCCACATACCACCCAAGATTCCTAAAGTGTTGTTTCCGTAAGGTATTCGATGTGCGGGGTGGTCTCTCATTATATGGACAGATTTTTTACTCTTGATCCACTCGTCTACAGCCAATTTTTCTCTCATAGACAAACGTGAATCACAATCTCTGAAAATTGCGTATTCACAATCCGGTAAATCGGCAGCAAAAAACCTCCAAAACATCCCGTATAAACCTGACGTAATTTCGATACATAGTGCTCCATTTGTTACCAATTCTTCGATTGTTTTTTTGGGTACTGTATGATCATAGTATACGACCATCTGCCAATCTTTATAAATTTCTTTCGTTTGTGATAAATTTTTCACAGCACCAACTAAATAAATTTCTTTGTCACCCCAAAGGCTGTAACTAATATATTTCATATTAATTGCTCATTAGTTTTTTTATTGAATCATCCATGTTTACGGAATGGCCCTGTGTTTTATGTGAATCAAGTTGTAAGTGTTGTAAGATACCTTGAGTAATTAATTGTTTCTTTTTTCTCATATGAGAAAAAAATGTAATAGATCGTTCATGTGCGTGTCCACAGGTTTTAGTATCTTTCAGATGGGGTATTAGTGGTTCAAACCAATTCATATATTCTTCAAAAATGTCGACTCTAAAGGTCGTATTTGAAGTAGAAGACCAAATAGCTTTTGGATTATTCTGAACTAATTTCAAAAAATATTGATTCAAATCATGTCGATACACTTCTTTAATTGCTGGTAATATATACTCAACCCACTCTTTATTCGCAATAAATTGATAATGTGCAATCGGAAATGGAACATATCCGATCATTTCAATATTTTGCTCATAAAATTTACAGTGATGTTGATCAATGTACGGATCAAGAATTACATCATATTCAAACAAATTTACATATTTCGTGCTTATTAGTTTGTTTTTCCACAAGGCATACCAACCGGTGAACGACGTAAATAAAGGGTATTCTTCCAAGTTGTGTTCTAAATTTCTTGCAATAATAACGTTGTTGAGTTCTGATAATTTGTCAACCTCCCTATTTCCTAAAAATACGTAAGTGTGTTTATATAAATTTTTAAACTTATTTGTTTCCTCAAACTCGAGTATCAAATTTTGATCGTGACAAAAAATAAATGTCTCATTCTGATCTTTTGGTAATATATCGATAGGTAAATGATTTTGATATTTTCCTTGAAAAGTTTGTCTATTATTTTCCCATTGTTCATTTGTTTGTCCTATGGAAAGGTGGGTTACTCTTACCATTGTTGTCACTCCGACCTTTACACCATCTAAATAATTTTTTATGGTAAATCCTAAGTCGTAAAAATGAAACCCTTGAATAGTTTCATCAAAATTATGTTTAATTTTATTTTTATCCAATGCGATAAAAAGTCCATCAGTAATTATTACCTCTTCAAACTTTTGTCCCAAATCAGACGAATAAGTACTTGTCCATTTTTTTCCTTCGTGTTTATGATTAACAATTCCATACATTGTAGATGGAACAGTCCACCATTTTGCGCTTTCAGGAAGAAATTTACTTCCGGCCAAACCAACTATTCCATACTCAGGATTTTTCTGAAATCCTTTCAATAGTTTATCACCCCAATTTTTGGTGTCAAACTCTAAGTCATCATGAAGTAAAACAACAATATCATTTGATGATTCAGTCAAGATTTCATTGTAAACCTGTGAAAGTGATTTTTCACCATTGTTTACCTTCTCAATAATTTCTACCTCCTTGAACATACATGTTTTTTGTATGTAATCGATATAATCTTGATTGTGTTGTCTTGTTGAAAATCCTATTGTAATCATTATTCAAATACCTCTATGTTTAATTTTTTCTTAGTCATCTTGTTCCATTTACCCTCATATCTAGTGGCTCTCACAATGTGATTATCTATCCAATGATAGTTTCCACCACGAGGTTTATTCATTAGTAAGTTATGATAAAAGTATCCATGTTTTTGTAACCATTCTTCAGTCACCTTATGATGATCTTCAGTTCTTGAAGTGAAAAATGTGATTATGTGACCCTCACTATACCAATCATTTATGGTATCAACCGAGCCGGTATAGGGTAGACAAGTTTCCATTCTCCAGGGTTCTTCATTCGGTACATCCTCAGTTATTGTACCATCAATGTCAATAAGATAGTTTTTTTTACCATCAGGTAAAACGGGACTTATAGCATTCCCATTAGTATTAGATTCCTGTAGACCCAAATCCATGTTCTCCACGTTCTTTTTCATTTATTTCTTCTACGGAAATTAGATTTACCCACTTACCACAGACAACTGGACATAATACTGCTTGTGCAATCTTTTGACCTGTTTTGATTTCGATTGTTGAGGGATTTGTATTAAAAACAATTACTTTGATTTCACCATCATAACCTTGATCGATAGTTCCAGGACTATTTAATACCATCAAACCGTGATTCATTGCTAACCCACTTTTACTCCTTATTTGGATTTCATATCCTTCGGGAATATCCAACTTAATTCCAGTCGGAACCAAGAATCTTCCAAATCCACTTATTTTCACATCTTGAGTTGAATGAAGATCAAATCCAGAATCTGATGAATAGTTATAAACGGGATCAATAGCGTCGACCGATATTTTTTTATATCGTAAAGGAATTTGGTGGTCGCCAGACATAATAGCCTCGTCAAGTTCCTTAATTGGAAGTCCATCAAGTTCTATCTCAAACACCTCATCCAAAAGATCATCACCTAATTCGTGCATGAGTTTTTCTAACTCTTTGGCTAATTCTTCATTTGTTGACATTATTGTAATTCTTTGAATTTTTTTATGACATCAATTAATACGAGCACGTCTCTTTCACAATATTCCACAATTAAATCTAATTGATTGTAATCATAATAAGCTTCATGAACTCTATTACCAGTCACTTCACCTTCTTTAGGTGATGGGATTCCCAAAGCAGCACACATTAATTCCAAAGACGCTAAACCAAAATTGTTACCCATTCTCCAAATGTCTAAGGTATCAACCGCTTTAATTTCCCAAGGTTTTGTGTCATAATTAGGTAGTAATGGTGATGGCTTGATACCGTGAATTACCATTCGTTTCAGTAACATAGGAATATCAAACATTTTGATATTATGACCACATAACCAAAAGTCTAACTTGAAAACTTTATTCATCAAATCATTTATGTCACGTAATAGTTTTTTTTCGTCTTTATCAGCAAAAGTTTGTTTATGAATTTTTCCATCTGAAGTTACGAATGCAAAACTTGCACAAACAATTCTTGAGAATTCAGGTACAAGAGCCGCACGATTTACAAAAATCTGAGAGGGTTCGAGGTCTCTATCTTCAGGGAATCTTTTTATGAACCAATCAAAATAATTCAAGAATTGTTTTTTCAGTTCAGGATATTTTGCAGAAAGCTCATCGAAATCTTTGGTAATTCCGATGGTTTCCAAATCAAAAAACAAAATTTTGGTAATTTGCGGTTGAATCATTTTATACTAAAGATTTATAATATTCTGCTCTTGCTTTTGTAACAATTTTGATGTCGTAAACAGGTGCTACTGTCTCATACAATCTTTCACCCAAATCTTCGGCAAATGAAGGATTGTCTGCAAGTTTTTTGACGTACTTGAACCAATCGGAATGATTACGACCCTCTTTGACTAATAAAGCGTTACCATCTGTGAAATTTCCATTTTCTAATGAGTGTTTTAGGTCTATGGTGTAAGGTCCTAAATCAGATGCAATCAGAGCTTTTTTATAGAATCCGGCTTCAATAACTTTTAGTTGTGACTTAACTCGGTTAAAAATATGGTTCTTTAATGGTGCCATAGACACGTCAAACTTTGCGTAATTTTTGGCGTAATTTTGAATTGGTCTTGTCCACACTCTTCTGTAAAACTGATCTGAGAATAGACTATCATCTTCTTCTTTAAAATTCATAAGGAAATTTTTATATTCTGGTGAAATTAAAGAGTATTTGTTAGTAAAAATATTCTCGTATTTATACCACACGGTCTCCATAGGTTGTATGGGTCTTTGTTTCTGTTCACCCGTTTGTTGGTTGATTTCCGTAACCGTACCTCTTATATCGAAGCCACATAGGAAAAATTGAGTTTTATCTTTTAGTGGGTTGATTTTGGGAAACAAACTTTCCAAAATCATCAAATCGTGAAGGTGAGAAGAACCACCTAACCAACCGAACCTAAGTTTGTCCGATTCAATAGTCTTTTCCTTGAATTGTGGTTCGTCAGGATTAATTGCGTTTGGAAATACAACGACATTTTTATTGTATTTCTTAATTTCATCGGCAAATATTGATGTTGTTGTAATAACATTTTCAGCATTTTTCAAATTACGAACAATTTTTTCGTGTAACTTGTTTGCCATGATTAAATCATGAATTGGATGTTCCTTTCCTGGCAACCAATAATCATCCAAATCCATAATTGTCACAATACCAAAGGATTTCAACTTCGCTAAGAATGATTCCATCAAATCATAATTAGGTCCGATGGTTCTGTGGAAATGAACAATTTGGTAATTTTTCCAAAAGGCATCGTCATTCATATCAACATCATATAAGATGTCAATATGAAAATCTTCGGGATACATGTTCTGCAGAAAAATGTGAGGATCTAACGATCTGAATTTACCAACTCCTGTTTTATCTGAAGGAATTACCAATAATTTGATTTTGGACATAAAAATACTTTTTCCTAAAATATAGGAAAAAGAATTAGTAAAAAAAAGGAATTACTTAACTTTCTTGATTTTGGTGATTACGCCCTCAAAGACATGTTGTCCTACTCTAAAAGTAATTTGTTCTTTAGTCTTTTGACTGGATTCAGTAATTATACCTTGTTCAGATAAAACTTCTTTGATTACTTCACGTAACATATTTTTCAAATTAGAATCATCAACCGTGGTTTCAGAAATGATTTCTCTTTGAGATACCATTTGTTTTTTGAGTTTTCCTGAGGCGTCTGTATTCATCAATCTGGATGCTGCTTCAACTAATTCGTCACTCAAAACTGTCTCTGTACCCATAGTTTTTGGTTGTTCAATCGGATGTTCGATCATCAATCTTTTGATTTCGTCCGGTAATTTTGAACTTAAGATTCTGTCTTTAGTATTTTGACTTTTTGGAATTGGCTTGGGTTGTGGGGATTCACCCAAAAATTCTTGGGGTATGTTATAGGTTGCGTTTACAGGTTCGTAAGATTCTAATACCGGATTATTGATATTTGCAACAGAACCTCTCTGAATAGACTGTTGTTTATCCATTATTTTTTTTGCAACGACTAATTTTTGTAATAATTCAGGATTCATTATACTGTTTCTCTTGTATCAAATTTAGCGATAGTAATTATGCTTGTCATATCTTTATCACCATCAAAGTTATAACCAGGTCGAGCTTTAGTAAAGTTCTTTCGTAATGGTTTGAACATACTTGTCCTATCCACACGAAATAATCTCCACCCTGGTTTGGGGCTGTGTGGGTCGTTGAGGTACGCTGTATGGGACGCTCCTGCCTGATCCCACGCTCTAAAAATTAAGTTACCCTTTTTTGACCTACCAAGAGCAACTGGTTCAATTTCTCTAAGACCCTTACCACCTGGTTCATCACCATCATAATAAATTGAGCACACTTGTTTTTGATCGATAGCACGTCTTATATCATCTATAGACGCGGCTTCGGTAATTAGATGTGTCAGAGCCTTGAGAAGTTTCATGTTATTCTCCTACTGTATAGGGTTTATTAGGTTGATATGCGTTGAATTTGATGTTCATTTTTCTTTCAAAAACATCTACGGATGTTCCGGCAGCAACATTATATACGTCCAAGAAGCTTCCTGTACCACGTCCAATTTCATCACCGTCTCCAATAGCATCTGGATTTGTTGATGAATATTGTTGACCCTGTTGGGAGTAGTCATTTTTTACGAGATTCTTTTTTCTCTCAAATTCAGCAATTTCTGTCAATTTGTTTTTTGGTTGTGAAAAATCCAAAGGTAATTGTTCCATGTTACATTTTTCTAATTAATTGGTTTATTCTCTCAAGACTTTCAGTGACTTGTAGGCCATGTTTTTCCAAAGAGTTTTTTTTCGAATCAAATTTTGATATGTTCAAATTTTGATTTGGGCTATCAACACCTAAGTCATTTGTAACCATTGCGGTGTCTCTTTTGATTTTTTCAGAACCATTCAAAGATTGTCTCGCCCCCGATAGAATTGAATCAACAAAATTTTTCATTTTATTTTCACCATTCAGTATAAATGGTGCGTCGGTTTGTGGTCCTTGGAAACTATCAAAAAAGTTTTTTATTCTTTTGAGTTCTGGGTAACTTAAACTCTGAGTTTTCTGTAAACGTAAATTTCTATTAAATCCTTCTATATTTGCGTTAGCATTTTTTACCTTTTGAAAACATACTTTCATGTGGTTACGCATATCTTGTGGGAAATCCCATCTCTTATCATATAAGTCTTTATTCATCCCTCAATAGTTTGATAAGTTCTGATACAGATAATCCCTCTTTATCTGCCATACTTTTTATAGATTTGATATTCTTTAATAAAACTTTAGATGCTTTTGAGTCCTTAGATTTAATTCCATCATCAGATGATTTTTTTACTAACAAATCCTCTAACATTCCTATCATTTTTTGTCTTTGGATTTCTTTGATTTCTTTTTCAGTCAATCTTTCTTGTCCTTTTTCATCTAATTTTGGTGATTTACCGAACGCTTGACATCTTTCCTCAGGATTCTCAACTTCCATTTGTGTCATTTTATCAACACATTCTTCGTAGGTATCACCTGAAACAACATCATAACCAAAAGCACCAGTAAGGTCTTCTTCTCTGACAACACTTTCACCATAGTAAACTCTATAACCTCTCATAACAGGATCGTTGGTTTGTCTTGCAGCAAAAACAGTTTGATCCATAGTTTTAGTGGGGGATAATTTTGGATCGTGAATTGGAATCTTAGAATTCAACATTGTACCGTCAAAATCGATTAACTCGTCTATTTCTTCTTTTTTCTCTTCTTTCCCTAATTTCGAAATTAATTTTTTCAAGTCATCTTTACTAAACTTCTTTTTAGTTTTCATAACTTTTTCCATAAGTTTAAATAATGATTTTTCTCTATTATGAGGGAGAGTAATGATTTCATCCATCAATCTGGCTTCATTGATTGTATCATTTACAGAATAATAAACATCAATGTTTTCACCCTTTTTTTTAAGGTAAAAGTATAAATTATTTGAAAAATATTCTCGACCGTAAGTTATCATAAACATTTTTTACTTATAAATACCTCAGTAAAAGTATTTATCACATATGGCTTATCAGAACATCAATCAATACGTCTATAATAAATGGTTTTTAAAACCAGTACAAGAAGTATCAGACCTTAGTTTAGCGTCAGATGAGAGACAATACAACGAAGAAGTTGTATTCTCACCTAATTTAATCGGGGAGTTTGATGGGGATGTAATGCCAATCAAAATTGACCTTAATTTTTCAGGCTCCAATCAAGGATTTGAACTAAATTATCAAGATTACGATTACCAAAATGTATTAATTTCTGAAAATTATTTCAATCCATACGATCCTTTATTGGATTGTTTTTCTTCTCGTACAATATGTGACATTGGATTGACAGGTACTGATAATGGATTGGTTGATTGTATGAGTGGTCAGAGTATAGAGTATACCATGGGATTATTACCCGACTCTCAGAAATTCGATAGGTACAAATACGACCGCAGATTCAAAATGTTCCAAGTAACAGGACACACATGGAATCCTAATCACAGATTTTCAGGTGTTACCGCCGGAACTCTATATAATATAGTATCATATGATTCTGCACAAATTGGAAAGTATCATGAATTATACGGAGGTTTCTATCAAGGGTTTTACAAATTATTTGGTTACGATTATGAAATATTACCAACAAGATATCCCAAAGGATGGACTGTTGAAATGACCCTAAAACCGAGACTTGGTAATATATACAATCCACAACCAGGACAGACTACCCTGAACGACTATTATCCTGATAATTCAGGTATTTTCTTTTACATGGGTACTCGTGCTGAAAACAAATTTTGGCACGCCGCTGATGGTAAAAACTCAGGTGATCCAAATTATGAAAGAGTTACAACACCACTTACAGGACTGAGTTCATGTATGTGTGAAATATTAAATTCAGGGTACACAACGACTTCTTACACTCATTTGGATATTAGAGTGTCTGGTGGCACGATCACCGTTGAACCCAAGTTGTTGTGGCAAGCTGGTGATGAAGTTGTAATTTATCATGATGTTTTAGAATACATCGAGGGTGTTGTAGAAAGTTATGACCCAGTTGGTGGACAAATGAAGTTTGTGTCAACCAAAAATGTGGGTAAAGGTGACTTCCCATATTGGAGGGTAGACAAACCAAATTACTTGGAATACGCCGAATCATATTGTGTAAAAGTATACCCTGAAACAGGATATACAAGTGGACACAGTGTTACATATTGTAGTTGTTGTGTTCCACCACCACCAACGCCAAAACCCGAACACGATCCATTATTTGACTCAATGTCAAACGCATTCGCCATAAGATTCAGTGGTGATCCTGCCAATCCTAAAATCTGTGTCAGAACTCTAACTTTCACGGGAGATTGTGTGACAACAGGTGCTTGTGAGACCATAGGGTTTGAAAGTCAAACAGGGTATTCTATAAACAACTACTGTTCGACACGTGGTATATACGATGATTGTTTGGGTACAGAGTATCTGACTCAAGAACACTGGGTATTGGTAGATGCAGTATTTGAGAGGTACACATGGATGGACTTCTGTGATTTATATTATAGAGGGGGTCTTGGTGTGATATCAAACTTAGTTTACACCGCATCTACCGCAAATAATTCTGTATCACTTATTCAACCACCGATTACTCATAACCAAGTAAATCCTGTCCAAGAAGAACTTGTGGAATTGAATTACGATTGGTTACTCGAGGAGTTTTATCGTCGTGGTAAATTAAAACTTTACGTGAACGGTCGTCACTTCGAAACCTTTGATAATTTCGAAGAGATAATTCCAAGAGGATTATACGGACACAAAGAAACTCAAGTAGGTGTACCGTTCAATATATCTTGGGGTGGTGGAACTCAGGGTCTTCACGAAAACTTGGTTTTCTCAGCCATGCCACAGACTTTTTGTGGTGAATACATTCAGGATCCTGAACTGTTTCCTGATAATATTCTCAGTGGGACCACTCTTAGTGGTTTGACAACGAACATTTTGTTGGAAAAATATTTTGCCGGAACTTTTGATGGTGCAATTTCAACATTCCACATGTATGCCAAACCACTATCGGTTCCTGAAATTCAACACAATGCCAAGCTTCTGTATGACCAATATGATTTGTTGAATCCTTATTGTCTGAATTGTAGTATCATAGATAATTGTGATTTGGATTGGAATTTTGTGGAAGTTAGTAATACACCTACCCCAACTCCGACACAAACCCCTCAGGATACTCCACCACCAACTCCGAGTGTCACTCCTACTCAGTTCGCGAGTCCAACTCCAACACCATCCGTTACGCCAACAATAACTCCAAGTTCAGGAGAATGTCCTGAATCCATATTTATGTTTATACCAAACTTACCATGTTAGATAGTGCCTTACTGAATAAGATTACTGCAGAACTTCATGAGTCGACATCTGATAATGTTGTGATGGTTGGTTATGGTGCAAAAAAGACAAATGGTGTTTATACTGATGAATTGGGTTTAGTTTTCGGAGTTTTGCAGAAAAAACCAATCCAAGAATTATTACCTGAAGATATTATTCCAAAAGAAATCGAAAGAGACGGTCATAAATTCATAACGGATGTTATTGAGTTCGAAATACCTAATTTGGTTCAGGCGTGTCCTCCACCATTTTATAATTGGATTACAACACCTCCTGGTAACAGAGGTTTGATCAGACCTATCCAAGGTGGAGTGTCAACTACCAACGTAACAAGTATGTCTAACTCTGTGGGTACTTTGGGTTTTGTTGCCGTAGATAATGATACAAACTCAGTTTGTGGTGTAACAAATGCTCACGTAATTATTGACGATCCCTTTATTGATAGCGATAGAACGTTACCAAATCCAATCACAAATGTTGTTAATGATTTGGTTATTCAACCAGGCTGGGAAAATTCTTCTTTCGTTGGAACACAAAACGCGGTTGGTATTGTAAAAAAATATTTACCTCTGAGAGAGAGTTCACCAAACTATGTGGATACCGCTATTTTCACTTTGAATGAATCTGATGTTTCAAATACTGTTTCGTACAAACAATTTGGAATGACAGGTTGGACAGGTCCTATGGACTTTGCGACAACTTCCGAGTTGAATAGTATTACACCTTTTCAAAAGTATCTATTCTCTTCAGGTAGAACCACAGGTGCCAAAGGGGAGGATGATATGAAATTAATCCCTTCATTAAAAAATGCTGTAATACCTGTTTTTGGGTATAGTAATCAAGGGGTTGGTAAACTAGTTAATTTTTACGGTGTGACTGAGTTTGTGGCGTCAGCATCGACTACCCCGACAAACAACATTTGTCAATACCCCATATATGGAGGTGATTCGGGGTCTGCGGTGGCTGCCGAGTTTTCGGGTAATAGAAAAATTGTGGGACAAGCTTTTGCTGCAAGTACATACTATGGGTATTACATACCAATTGATGCTATTGTGTCCGCTTTAAATATTTCACCATATACTGGACAAACAGCATGCTGGTCGGATACCGGAAATACACAAATACACTTGGTCGTTGGACGAAGTAATCAAAATACCATTACTATAGGTGGTAATACGTATTGGCAGGGAGGATTGGTGGATTGTCCTACCGTAAGTTCTACACCTACACCAACACCTACAATTACAAATACACCTGAACCAAGTTCTGAGCCTGGGGTTTCTCCAACTCCAACACCCACGAACACTCTAACACCAAGTCCTTCGGGAAATCCTGAAGATTGTTGTCGTAGTTTTGTTATAGATGTAAGTTATTATGAATGTAGTGGTGTCACATTGTCCTACATTGATTGTGCCGATAATCTACAAACTCAACAATTTGCACCAAATTCCCTGACTACAATATGTGCAAGACCAAATACTATAACCATCATTCCATCATCGTTGAGTTGTGATGTTCAAATCATTAGTCAAGGTGATTGTGATTGTATCATACCTATAACATCCACACCCACACCTACACCAACTGTTACTCAAACTCCTTCATCGACTTTGACTCCGACACCAACTCCGAGTACAACACCTGATTTTACTCCAACTCAGACTCCAACAAATACACCAACACCGTCACCATCACCACCGTGTTGTTCTACTTGGAATGTTTATTCTCAGATACCAAATACATATACTATAATCAATTGTGATGGTAGTGTTGATGTTGTAAGTTATGGTGCATTTTATGCTTTCACAGTGTGTGCATTCAGCGTAACAGCACAATTCATAGTAAATACATATATAGACCTTCAATATCCTTGTGAGTGTTGTTTACCAATAACTAATACTTCAATTACCACAACTGTACTTGATACACCTAATGCCAGTTCTTTTTCTAGAGGTACTGCGGTTGTTGGTCTTTGGAACGGAACCTCAATATATTCAAATACGGGAAGTGTTGCTAAAGCATCAGGTAATGTTACAACTTCAGTAGCTGGTGATTTAGGGGATGGTTATGATGAGTGTATAAGAGGTGGTATAGAAGTAACAGCATTTATACCAAGTGGTGTTCCAGGATCTACCGGATATAGAACTCAAATCATTGTGACCAAAAATGGTTTTCCAATCGGAACTGTGACTAGTGGTCCGAATCCAACAGGGTCTAACGTAACTCAGACATTTAATTTCAATCGTAATAGTAATGATGTAATAAATGTAGAATTCAATAGTATTATATAATATGAGTCAGGTAGGAGTTCTAATAAGTAGTGATAATTTCAACGGACAGACGGGTAAGGTTTTATTTAAGAACTTTTCAAATCAAGTTATCGATTTGGGTTATCAGACACTACCATTTGTATATTCACCTGTAGATGGTGTTGTACAAGGAATCTATTTCATTTATTTCTCATCTACCAGTGAGACCTGTTTGGTTGTAATTGGTCAACCTAACCCATCACCCACACCAACTCCAACACCAACAATGACTCCATCACCATCACCTGACAACGGTGTTGTGTATTCATACATCAATCCAGGATCGGTTGTCATAGATTATGTTGCAAGTTTGGAGAAAGTATTTTCAGGTGATGTTTCATTTGGGTTAGTTCAAAAATTATCCTTTGAACCAAACATTACGGAATATATTGTTACCAATTATGAATTCTTGTCAGGGTCTACAAGTGGTACCACACAGGTAGTCTTAAGTGGAAAAAGTTTTGATAATGTTGTAAGAAATACGGAATTTGAATTTTTTGATGTCAATCCATCAGGATTTGTATTGAATGCCACACCAATATTTGCATCAGCAACGCCAACACCAACTCCGACTATTACTGAAACACCAACACAAACACCTACAAATACGCCCACTGTAACACCAACAATTACTGAAAGTCAAACTCAAACCCCGACTCAAACTCCTACTCTATCACCAACTCCGACGATTACTGAAAGTCCAACACCTTCCGTTACTCCGACTTCAACGTTGACACCTACTGTCACTCCTAGTATAACCATGTCTGAAACACCAACACAGACACCTACACCTACATTATCAGTAACACCAACATCAAGTCTTACGCCAACTATTTCTGAAACTCCTACCCAAACACCTACCCCAACTATTTCTGAAACTCCTACCCAAACACCAACATCGACACTAACTCCAACTATTACAGAGTCACAAACTCCTACACCAACTATAACACCTACTAGTGATCCGACACAAACTCCTACTCAAAGTGAAACCCCTACTCCTACGCCTACAATTTCTGAAACTCCAACTCAGACTCCTACACCTACAATTTCTGAAACTCCAACTCAGACTCCTACACCTACAATTTCTGAGACGCCAACTCAGACTCCTACACCTACAATTTCTGAGACACCTACGCTTACCCCAACTTCAACTTTGACAGAAACTCCAACTCCAACGTCAACATTGACTCCGACTGTAACTCCTACAGAGACGGTAACACAAACCCCATCTGAAACTACTACTCAGACACCGACTCCTACTATTTCAGAAACACCTACTCAAACGCCTACTCCTACTATTTCAGAAACACCCACTCAGACGCCTACACCAACAATTTCTGAAACTCCTACTCAAACGCCTACACCAACAATTTCTGAAACACCTACTCAGACGCCTACACCAACAATTTCTGAAACTCCTACTCAAACGCCTTCGGTTACGCCAACTTGTGGAATTTTCACTCAACAATATCTTAGAGTTAGATTATTAGGTTGTACTAATTTTGATTTAACATTATTTGATGATCCATCGTTTACTATAAATGCGAATGCTGTTTGTGATTATGTTGTTTCTGGATGTGCTTACGGTGATTTGGGTACAGTATATTGTGGAACTGAAACAATTGCGTCGGGAGATCATGTACATACATTTAACTTGAGTCCTGTATTACAACCTGGAGAATGTGTCACAGGATTCACAGTAAGCAATGTTGTACCTCAATGTCCGTGTGTCAATGTAACTTTTGTTGATGTTTCACCAACACCAACACCTACTCCAACCATTACTGACACGCCAACACAAACACCAACACTCACTACAACTCCAAGTTTGACACCAACACTAACACCTTCTCCAACTCAGGCAGTTATCCCATCAGACCCAACACTTGAAATTTATTATCAGGGTAGTTTAGCAACTTACTACACACCAACACCTGATAGTGGTGATACATTTACTCAGTGGGTTGACTCGTCATCGAGCGCGCATAATGCGAATGCCATTTGTGGGTCATGTAAACCTGAGTGGTGGAGTAATGTTCAAAATGGTTTGGGTGGTACCTATTACGATGGAATATCGATGGGATCTAGTGTGAATCCTCTTACAGATTTAGCGGCTAAATCAGGTGAAACTATAATAGTAGTTGCTCGTGTGTTAAATACTGGTGCTACGGAACAATATATCCAAGGAGGATCTGATGGAAACACTGGTTTGGATTCTGTATATCTGAGACAAAGTGGTGGAACATATAATATTGCTGAAGCAGGTGGATTTGGGGTTGTATCAGGCACCCCAGTAGATTTAAATTCCCATATTTTTTCTATCGTATTCAGTGGTAGTGGAACAAATAATTCTGACAGACTAAAATTCAGAATTGATTCTGTTGAACAGACTATGACATTTACTTCAAATGTGGGAACAACGACTTCAGCTCTTACAGATTATATATTTATGGGTGTATCTTACACTCCACAAGCGGCAGGCACCACACAATTCTATTACAATGGATTTTTGTTGGACGTTTTAGTCTATAGCCGAGCACTCGATTCATTTGAACTGGATGCAATAGAATCCTATTTATCAAATAAATGGGCAATACCTCTATTGTAAAATAAAATAGTTTTAGGTGAAAATTGACATCAACTTAGAACTAAATAATTTAATTCAATCATTCTGTTTAATTTTTCTCATTTTTGTGTAGGTTTGTAAAAAAACTTCATGAAAATTTTTGTTCAAATTGCTTCTTATAGGGATCCACAGCTTATCCCTACAATCAAAAACATGTTAGAAAACGCCAAAAGACCAAAAAATCTTAGAATCGGTGTTGCACGACAATTTCATCCTGACGATAAATTCGATGATTTGTCCGAGTTCGAAAAGGATAACCGTTTCAGAATTTTAAACATTCCTCACGAAGAGGCTGAAGGTGTATGTTGGGCACGAAATTTAGTTCAACAATTGTATCAAGATGAAGAATACACACTTCAAATTGATTCTCATATGAGATTTGCACCAAATTGGGATGATGAGATGATTAAGATGGTAAAACAACTTCAGAAAAAAGGTTACAAAAAACCACTTTTGACAGGTTATGTATCCTCATTTGACCCCGATAATGACCCTCAAGGAAGGGTTCAAGAACCTTGGAGAATGGTTTTTGATAGATTTATTCCGGAGGGTGCAGTATTTTTCCTACCCGAGACAATTCCTGGTTGGAAAGATATGAAACAACCAGTACCTGCAAGATTTTATTCAGCTCACTTTGCATTTACTATAGGTCAATTCTCAAAAGAAGTCCAACATAATCCCGAATACTACTTCCACGGGGAAGAAATATCTATCTCTGCAAGAGCCTATACTTGGGGATATGACTTGTTTCACCCACATAAAGTTCTAATTTGGCATGAATATACTAGAAAAGGTAGAACCAAACAATGGGATGATGATAAAAAATGGGTTGATAGAAATAATAAGTCCCACCTACTAAATAGAAAATTATTCGGTATGGATGGTCTTGAACAAGAAGGTCACGAAGATTTTTTTGGTTTCGGTCCTGAAAGAAGTTTGAGAGATTATGAAAAGTATGCGGGGTTATTATTCGAAAAAAGAGCAGTACAACAGTACACTTTGGATAAAAATTATCCACCAAACCCGTACAACTATGAAACTGAGGATGAATGGAAGAAAAACTTTGCGTCAGTATTTAAACATTGTATTGATATCAATTATTCTTCGGTACCTGAAAAAGACTATGAATTTTGGGTTGTTGCGTTCCACGGGGCAAATGATGAGACTCTCTTTAGAAAAGATGCTGACATCAATGAAATTCAACGTATTATGAATGACCCTGATGGTTACGGAAAAGTGTGGAGAGAATTCCAAACAGAAAGCAAACCAGCATATTGGGTTGTTTGGCCATTCTCAACATCTAAGGGATGGTGTGAGAGAATTACAGGTAATTTATAATAATGGTTACGTTTGATGGTAAAAAAATTGCCGATATTGGTTATTTCATCAATTTAGATGAAAGAACGGATAGACGTGAAAAATTAGAATCACAACTTTCTAAATTCAAGATAGAAGGTGTAGAAAGGGTATCAGCGAACAAAAACACAGATTCCGGACCTACAAATTGTAAAAGAAGTCATTTTGACTTATTACAAAGATTGGTAGATTCCGACCATGAAACTTTGTTAGTTTTGGAAGATGATTGTTTGTTTTTGGATTTTTTAATAGAGGAGTCAAACGAGATTTTTGATAATATAAACAAAACTGAATGGGATTTGTTTTGGTTAGGTTGTAGAAACAGAAGGACACCATTATTAAGAGAAAATAATTGTTACGAAGTATCTTCGGTTTCTCATGCTCAATCTTATCTAATAAAAAAAGATTTTGCAAAGCACATTTTGGAAAAATATCCAATATATCCACATGATAATCACAATAACGTTCCGATTGATGAATTGTTAACTCTGAGCGTTTATGGATACAATGTGGTTTCCAACCCAAGCAGTGTGAATTTTTATAATTTGGATCAACCTTTGGATGTCTTAGAAAGACATTTCACCGCTCTTTGTTATGAGAAATCACTAACAACACAATATTCTTCATATAGTAATCTATGGCATTATGAAACTCATTGGGAAGAATATATAATCAGATCATTTCCTAAGTGGTAATATATGAAATTAATAAGTGTCACTTGGTCATACGGGGATGAATCTCATATTGAAGAAACAATCCTCTATAGAAGTTTTATTAAACACAATAATGAGAAAGATTTTATCAATATTCATTACAATCGAACAAATTTCGAGGAATTAGAAAAAGAGTTTCATTCCAAGTTCGGATATCAATATGAATTTTTGTTATATAGAATTTTTTTGTTATCTGACCGACTAAAGTCTATTGATGATGATGTATTTATTTTTTCTGACACGACTGATGTTGTTTGCATTGGAAACATAAATGATATTGATTATACAGGTGGGATTATTTTCTCTGCCGAAAGACATCAATACCCTAATGATATTTCAAGTTGGAAACCCATAAACAAATACCCTCAAGAAAACTTAGATAAATCTAATTTCTTGAATGCAGGACTTCAGATGAGTGAGAAAAATTTGTATTTAGATTTTTTGGAATCTGTTATTGAACACGTTTTTCCAATTGAATATAAAACATTTGGTGGAGATCAAGGTGTATTTATCTATTATTTTATAAATGAATTTTCTCCAAAAATCACTTTGGATACTAGTCGTAATATATTTGTAAGTACTTATTTGACAAGTGCGGAGTCGTATAAAACCAATGATGGAAAAGTACAATACATTCCCACAAATTCATTTCCATTTTTTATTCATGATAATGGTTGGAATTATGGAAGTCCAAGAATAATTGAAAGGTATAGCTTAATATGAAAAACGCAATAATTTCTACATACTACTGTCTTGGATGTCAGGAGCCCTCAAAGATTGAATGTAAAACACGTTTTGCATATGATATCGATGATGAGGATTTTTATCTAAATTTTAGTAATGATTTCAATCCATTTGATTTCTCAAATATTACTGATGTCGGTGTTAGTAAAAGAAAAGATCTAGTCTTTGGTAAAATTTTTAGATTGAGAAAATTTATCGAAGATAAAATTTTAGGGAAATACGACAACTTATTACATATTGATTATTCTGACACTAAGTTTGCAAGAAGTAGTAAAGAATTATTTGATAATTTTCATCAAAGTGGGAAGGAAATAGTAATATCAACCGAAAAAAATTGTTGGCCTTATCTTGACTCAGTATCCAATTGGTTTGAAACCAAACTACCACAAAAAGAATTCTTTTATGTGAATTCAGGAGCTGTTATATCAAATACAAACCGATTTTATCAAATACTTAAAGAACTTGAATTGATTTGTTTGAATTCAAACATAGATTTTTGGGACGATCAAGGAGTATGGCAATATTATAATTTGAAAGAAAATAACCTCAGTAAGGATCTGAACTCGGAATACTTTTTTTCAACCGCCGAGTTGGATGAAACTTACTATAAATTTGAAAACGGTGTTATCACCACAAAGTTTGGAACTCAACCTTACTTGATACATGATAATTCAAGTTTTTCACTAAACCTAATAAGAAAAATTTAATATGAGTGTTTCGGGACATTTTGTTTATAAGGGGTTAACTATCATGCAACACCCCAATGTAGAAAAGGCTTTTGAAGAGCTTTTGATTGATCTAAAACCAACGAAAGTGTTGGAGATTGGAACATCATCAGGAGGGCTTACTCTGATGATTAGAGATATTTTGGATAGAGTTGGTCTATCAGATACACGTTTAGTTACCTACGATGTATATGAACCACAATATCTTAGACACCACGTAAATGATGGTGCAAACATCGAAATTAAAGTTAAAAACGTATTCAACCACCAATATTCTGATTTGGAAAATGGTCAAGAAATTATTGATTTTATAACTTCCGAGGGTACTACCTTAGTTTTGTGTGATGGAGGAAGTAAGAAAAATGAGTTTAGAATTTTATCTAACTTATTAAAAGTAGGTGATGTGATTATGGCACACGATTATTCCCCAAATGAAACTTATTTCAGAGAATTCGTCCATGATACAATTTGGAGTTGGTTAGAAATTCAAGATAGTGATATCGAAGGTCCCTGTCAATTAAATAATTTGGAAGGTTATCTTCATGAAACATTCAAAAATGTCGTTTGGGCATGTAGAAAAAAAATGAAATAAGATGAAAGTTACTTTTGTTACAGGTCTTTGGAATATAAAACGCGATACCTTAGGGGAAGGATGGTCTAGATCATTTGACCATTATTTGCAAAAGTTCGAACAACTTCTAGAAGTGGACGTAAACTTGATAATTTTTGGTGAACAAGAATTGGGAGATTTTGTTAGACAACGTCGAAGGGATGATAATACTCAGTTTATTGTTAGAGACCAAAATTGGTTTAAGTCAGAATTTTATAATCAAATTCAAAACATCAGAACCAATCCAGATTGGTTAGCTCAATCAGGATGGTTATCAGAATCCACACAGGCCCGTTTGGAGATGTATAATCCATTAGTTATGTCAAAAATGTTTTTGTTACATGATGCAAAAATTATGGACCAATTTGATTCTGATTATTTATTTTGGATTGATGCTGGACTAAGTAACACCGTTCATCCTGGTTACTTCACTCATGACAAAGTACAAGATAAATTACCAAAATATTTTGATAAATTTTCCTTTGTTTGTTTTCCATACGAAGCCAATACGGAAATTCATGGTTTTAATTTTCAAAAAATCAATCAATTAGCTGGTAGTAAAGTTGATATGGTGGCAAGAGGTGGCTTTTTCGGAGGACCAAAAGAAAGTGTTGCCGATTTGAATGGTTTGTATTATAATTTGATGAGTAATACGTTGAATTCAGGACTTATGGGTACTGAAGAATCGTTATTTACAATTCTTTGTTATAAACACCCTGATTTGGTAAATTATTTTGAAATTGAAAGTAACGGATTAATGGGTAAGTTTTTTGAAGATTTAAAAAATGATACCTTAGAAAAAAAATCTAAAGAACCAATCCAACCAAGAAATGAAAATTTAGAAATTGATAATACCGCATTGTATGTCATAACATTCAATAGTCCCAAACAATTTGAGACTCTTATAACTTCGATGATAAAATATGATAAAGACTTTATTGATAAACCAAGAAAGTTTTTGTTAGATAATTCTTCAGATCTTACAACAACAGAAAGGTATCAAGAAATATGTAATGAATTTGGATTCGAACATATCAAGAAAGATAATTTAGGGATTTGTGGTGGAAGACAATGGATTGCCGAACATGTTGATGAACATAATTTTGACTTCTATTGGTTTTTTGAAGACGATATGTTCTTTTACCCGAATGAAGGGACTGTTTGTAGAAATGGATTCAACCGATATGTAAAAGGTCTTTATAGGATTTCTATGGAAATTACAAAAAATAATAATTTTGATTTTCTAAAATTGAATTATTCAGAATTTTTTGGGGATAATGGAACTCAGTGGTCTTGGTACAATGTACCTCAAAATTATCGTGAATCGAGATGGCCTGAAAAAAGTCAATTACCTGTCCACGGACAAGATCCTAATGCCCCAAGGACTCAATTCAAACACATTAGAACTTATAAGGGGGTATCATTTATCAATGGGGAAATCTATTACTGTAATTGGCCACAAGTTGTTACCAAAGAAGGAAATAAGAAAATGTTCTTAACCGAAAAGTGGGCACACCCATACGAACAAACTTGGATGAGTTACATGTACCAAGAAACTGTTGCTGGTAATTTACACCCAGGTATGTTATTGATGACACCTACAGAACACGATAGATTCGAATTTTACGATGGTAATCTGAGAAAAGAATCCTAAGTGGTATTTATTGTAAAATACTATCTATGGATTTTTTCATAAAAAAGAATGCAACTTTACCTTTACTGAAAATGCAAGTGGTGCAAGACGGTAGAAGTGAGTATTTGTCATTTATGGAATCTTTGCAGGACGCAACAATTTCATTCACAATGATAAATGAGGCTACAGGTATCCCAAAAATTGTTTCCAAACCAGCATATATCGTAGAACTGATTGGTTTGGATGTGAATGCCACCCCTGAATATTATGTTTACTATCGTTTTACCAAAAGAGATACTAATACTGTTGGTAGATATGTTGGTCAATTTTTGATCAAATATAATCAAGCGTTATTAGGTGGACCTCAAGGAGATTTGATTGTTCCATTACGTGATGAACTTTATATCAACATCCAAGATAGTTTTATTTCAGATAGTCCCTGTTGTTGACGGACTAACATATTGATCGTATATTTATCGGTGAATGAGAAAGACTAATTCCACATTGTGTGGAAGAGAATGTGTCACTCGGGTAAAAAAATACGTCAAATGATATCTACTGAAGAAATCAAATCATTTTTGGAGGGTAATGACCCTGAAGAATTTATTGTGTCGATAGAATTCGATTACATCACTGATTCTATATACAAAATCAAAGAAATACCTGGAAAAGGGAAATCGATCAATAAAGACCATTTTGTTCCATTTGCTTGGGTCGGTGATCTAAGGGGTTTAAATTTTTATAAGGGATCTAAGGCAGAACAAAAAGCTGCAATGTCAAAATACAAAATTGTTATTGAAAAACTCGAGACCCACAATAACGAAAGATTAGAAAAGGGTTTGACATACCTTGTAAAATGTTTGGCTGGGTACAGAGCATTGACACAATTTTTTCGTGAGGGTGGAATTGACCCATGGGCTGAGAATGTAAGAGAACTGTTTTTGATGTTACCCCCTGTTGAGCAATATCTAATTCAAAAGGAGAAACGATTATTCAAAGGATATGAAGAATACAACGATATAACACGATTTGTATTTGACTTGGAGACCACCTCTCTTGAACCTAAGGATGGTCGTATATTCATGATCGGTATGAAAACTAATACTGGGTTCCATGAAGTGATTGAGTGTGATACTGAGGAAAAGGAACGAGTTGGACTAATCAAATTTTTTGACACCATTGACCATCTAAAACCTTCCATCATTGGTGGTTATAACTCATTCAACTTTGACTGGTTCTGGATTTTTGAAAGATGTAAAGCACTTGGATTGGACGTAAAAAAGATATGTAAGTCACTTAACCCACAAAGAACTATTACTCAAAAAGAACAAATGTTGAAGCTTGCCAACGAAGTTGAGCGTTATCCACAGGTTTCTATTTGGGGTTACAACGTGATTGATATTCTTCATTCTGTACGAAGAGCTCAAGCTATAAATTCTAGTATCAAGAGTGCGGGATTGAAATATATTACACAATATCTTGAAATCGAAGATGCCAATCGTATCTACATTGATCACACAGAAATTGGTTCTATGTATTCTAAAAAGGAAGAATATTGGTTGAACACAACAAATGGAAAATATAAACGAGCGGATGATCCTAAATTTAAAGACTTGGATAAACGTTTTCCTGATGTATATGAACGAGTTACAGGTGATAAGATTGTTGAGATGTATCTTGACGATGACTTGGTTGAAACACTTAAGGTAGACGACGAATTTAACCAAGGTTCGTTTCTTTTGGCTTCGTTAGTTCCCACAACTTACGAACGAGTAAGTACTATGGGTACCGCAACTTTGTGGAAGATGATTATGTTGGCTTGGTCTTATAAATATAATTTGGCAATTCCAGCTAAGGAGACTAAAACAGATTTTGTGGGTGGACTTTCTCGTTTGATTAAAGTCGGGTATTCCACAAATGTATTGAAGTTGGACTTCTCTTCACTGTACCCATCTATTCAACTTGTCCATGATGTTTTTCCTACTTGTGATGTTACTGGTGCCATGAAAGGATTGTTAAAGTATTTCCGAGATTCACGTATTTCATACAAACAATTGGCCGAAGAATATTCTGAATCTGACCCCAAAAAGTCTAAATCTTACGATAGAAAACAATTACCTATCAAGATTTTTATCAACTCGATGTTCGGTGCTCTTTCAGCACCTCAAGTCTATCATTGGGGTGATATGTATATGGGTGAACAAATCACCTGTACAGGTCGTCAGTATCTACGACAGATGATTTCATTTTTCATGAACAGAGGTTATGAAGCGTTAGTAATGGATACTGACGGTGTAAACTTCTCAGCACCAGCTGATGTTGAAACTCGTAAGTACATCGGTCGTGGGTTAAATTGGAAAGTTAAGGAGGGTAAAGAATATACAGGTGCCACCGCCGACATTGCTGAATATAATGACATATTCATGCGAGGGGAGATGGCTTTGGATAATGACGGTGTTTGGCCCTCATGTATCAACTTGGCTCGAAAAAATTACGCTTTGATGACTGACAGTGGAAAAGTAAAACTTGTTGGTAACACAATCAAATCAAAAAAATTACCAGGATATATTGAGGATTTCTTAGATAAGGGAATCAAGATGCTCCTAAAGGGTCAAGGAAAAGAATTTGTAGAATATTACTATGAATACTTGGAAAGGATCTATGATCAACAAATACCTTTAATTAAGATCGCTCAAAAGGCTAAAGTAAAACAAAGTTTAGAAGAATATAAGTTTAGGTGTACCCAAAAAACAAAGGCGGGTTCTCTAATGTCACGACAAGCACATATGGAGTTAGCAATCCAACACAACCTTGCTGTAAACTTGGGGGACATTATCATGTATGTTAATAATGGTGAAAGAGCCTCACATGGTGATGTTCAGAAGGTACCCGCAAAAAAATACAGTGATTTACAACGAGAAAGACATTTTAAGAAAACGGGTGACTTATTGTTAGATACCGAATCAAGAATTCAGTTGAATTGTTATTTACTAAATCAAGAAGAACTTGAAAGAAATCCCGAAATGACTGGTGATTATAATGTTGCAAGAGCTGTGTCAACATTTAATAAAAGAATTGAACCTTTGATGGTTGTGTTTCAAGATGAGGTAAGACAAAATTTACTTGTTGATGATCCTGAAAAACGAGGTATTTTCACTACAAAACAATGTGAATTGTTGAATGGACATCCATTGTCAGAAGGTGACCAAGATGATCTTCAGGATGTACTTACGATCTCAGATCAGGAATTAAATTATTGGTCAAGAAGAGGGTTGAATCCAACCTACATGTATGATATTGCTGAAAATGGGTGGGAAAAAGAAGTTGTTGAATTACCAAATTTTCAAACCATCAGAGGAAAGGATGTACCAACCCTTATTGATATTGACTAGTTCGATACATGCACCTCTTTCTAAACTGATTTCATCCCACTCTTCATCGATCCTTCCGGTGTCTGGTTTGATCAAGACATTTGTCATTGCCTTGATTTTGACTTTATCAGTTGTTTTTGAGTTTAGTTGAATTTCACACAAATCAACACCACGGATAACTAACGCATATTCTCCGTTGGTTACATATTTACGTTCTGAAATAATTGCAGACTCAGACGTACGGACTTTGTTTCCGTTGATTATTTTTTCTACTGGGATTGTTCTGATAATAGACATTATACAACAGTTATTGGAATAGTCATCGGCCTATATTTCAACTGAGTATTTAAGTTAGTTGCAATTTCAGCCTCTTTTTTCATTTGGTTTTCAGGACGTAATCTTTCTAGTCTCTGTTGTAATTCAGTTAGAAGTGTAACTTTTTCATCTTTAGCTTCTGTTTGTAAGGATTGGTAATCCATCGTAACTTCACTGTCAGGTGTTTTCAAATTTCCACTGAATTTTCCACGAACTCGGGCTAAGGTCTCTTTACAGTAGGCAGTAAACCATCTTCTGACCCAAACTTTTGAGGGCTCGTTAAGATCTATCCACATAATTTCATCAAGTGGAATGTCAGAAGGTAATTTTACGATGTCAGGATTGTCTTTTAAACAAAGGTCCCTTTCATCACCACATACTTCATAGTACCAATACCATACTTTTCCTCTACTTAATTCATTATCACCGAAGTCAAATTTACCCCCTGGTGTGTTGAATAACCAAACCGCTTTCTTTCCATCGGGAAGGGCTGTTACTTGATATTGTAAATCAGGCTGAATAAGTCTTCTTTTTACATTTATATCTTGTAATCGAGACATAACATCATAAGATGAAAAGAAGAAGTATCCTCCTCCACCCAAACCAGCTTGGGCAAATCCACCTGGACCACCTAATCCACCACCTCCACCAAATGATCCGAATGACCAAGGATCGAACAACATATTGTTCATTTCACTTGGTGAATACCAAAGTAATTGGTTGATTTCTCTACATGCGGGTATTTCGTAAACTTGTTGGTTTGGTACAAGATCGAAATAATCTTTTTTAAGAACATATGGTCCTGCATTTTGTAATCCTGCAATTTTGGAATATGCGTAAGTGTATTGAGTTTCCCAATCTAATGACCTTCTGATTAAAGCGTTTGCCAAAGATTCAGTCTCTAAATTCAATCCATATAATGAAGTCCATTGAGATTCGATCAACCAATCTTGAACATATTGAGCGTAATCCCCGACGGCTAACTCCAATAGTGAGTCCATCATTTCATACTCCAATTCTACAGCACGGAGTGGTGCCCCTAATAAATTGAGAATACGGTTATATAGTTTGGTTCTTTCTGGTTCTGGAATTACAGCCATCCTAATGTTTTTCTATATAAATATCCAATAATTAGAATTGGTACAATAATGAATTTTCAGGAAAATAATATGACCCGTCTTTTATTTCGGAGTTTGTATTATCGAATACAACAATATCTTTACCTCTACGTACAAAAACCATCCAATCTGTGTTGTACTTCTTTACGTTTGCACTACCACCGATTCTTACTAAATCATCTTCTTTATTAATTGAATCGAACGGTTTTACTTGTGCTGTGTGTAATTTTCCATCGATCATTACCTTGATATCAACACCCATCATGTCTTCTTTACTACCAAGTTCTCCAATCCTTTGTATGTTTTCTGCCCCGAATTTTTCTTTGAATTTCTTCTCTACAACATCCTCGGTTTTATTTCCTTTTCCTGATGTTTGATTTAAAACTCTAAATAAAGTCTGAAACGTCTTTGAATTAGGGTCAAAAATTCTAAACTTAAGTTGGTTTATAAATCCCAACATACGAGCCATTTCATTTACCTGTTCTTCTTTGGTCTTACCTTGAAAGTTGATAGGATCCATGTTTGCTCGGGTCAAGACCAAATTTAAGTCACGAAGTAGTGGACAAAAAGCACTGTAATTTGTGTTCAAATAATTTATTATCGAACGACCTGGTTTTTCTAAATCATAAACTCCACTTGCGGTGTTTGGACCATATTCATTTCTTGCGTAGTGCTTGTCTTTGAAAACATCCTCCAAAAAAGCCATAATACTGGTCTTATACATTTCCAAGACATCAGGATTGTTATTGAACATTGTTCTAATTCTTGTTCTTTCTTGGTCTGAACATGAGTTCATTTGAGATTGTTCCTTTAGTATTTTTTTTGTAGAAATACTTTCCTGAAGATTTTTGTTAGTGAGTCGTTTCAGTTCTTCTTCAACAAATTCCCAATTTACTACCTTCCAAAAGTTTCTGATGTATTCATCTCTTTTGTTACGATATTTTAGATAGTATGCGTGTTCCCACAAATCCAATCCGAGTAAAGGATGTCCCCCTTGTTTTATAACGTTCATCAAAGGATTGTCCTGATTTGCGGTTGTCATAATTTTGAGGGTCCCCCTCTTTGTTAGGACCAACCATACCCATCCTGAACCGAATCTTTTTTTTGCGTATTCATCAAATTTCTTTTTGAAATTAGTTACAGATCCGAAATTCGAGTTGATTTTTTTGAGGATTTCTCCTTTTGGTTCCATCTCGGTGGGGGATAACATTTTCCAAAAGATTGCGTGGTTGTAAGCTCCACCGGCGTTATCACGAATGGTTTTAGAAAATCTTTCGATTGTTTTTATGATTTCCTCTAATGACAAGTCACCATAATTCTTTCCATCTAACGCATCGTTGAGTTTGGTGATATAACCTTTATAGTGTTTGTTATAGTGGATGTTCATTGTCTCGGGGTCAATGAACTGACGTAAGGCTGAATATCCGTAAGGTAATTTCTCGGCTCTGATTTTCTTGGCTTCGTGAAGTTGTTGTTCGTTCTGACGGATACGTTCTTCGAGTACTTGAATTTTGTTTTTGATATTTTTCATATTTCGGGTACTATAGTTTATTGAATATAAATACCCCCAACTTATTATCTTCTACTAATGATGGACTTAAGAATTTCTTCAACGTAATCTCCTGTGGATTCTTTGTCCCCCATTACAGTTTCAAAAATATCCTTCTTTTTGCGTAGGATATCGTAAATAATTCCTTCAATTGTATTATCAAAAATGGGGTAATAAACCAACACATTATTTTTTTGTCCGTATCTATATGCACGGTCTTCGGCTTGTGAGTGATCGGATGGGAGGAAGGATAAATCGTTCATGACAACTGCTTCCCCTGAGGTTAGGGTGATACCAGTTCCTGCCGCTTTGATGTTTCCTACAAATATTTTTATGGTATCATCGTTTTGAAATTTATCAACAGATTCTTGACGTTCTCTTTGGTTCATCGAACCATCAAGCCTTACCGCCTTTTTCCCGAAATGTTCTAAAATCATTTCGAGAGTTTTGGTAAAGTTTGTAAAGACAATGACTTTCTTATCTTGTTCGATAATGTTCTCACAGAGTTCAATTGTTGAGGATACTTTTTCTTGGGCGATACACTGACGAACCTGAGTAAGTTTGGTGAACTGAAGTGTTAGGGAGTCCGCCTCACCACTTTTGTCGTACCAATCGTAATAGTCCCCCATAAGTTCCTCATATTGTTTTGAACGAAGTCTCAGGTATACTGGTGTGATGATTTTATCAGGTAGGTCAAGTACGTTTTCCTTCAGGCGACGAAGTACTTGTGGTTTGGTACGGTCTCGGAGTTCCTCTAAATTGGATGCACCACTGACGTTCCACACTTTTCTTTTACCCGCTCGGAATTGAAATCCATTACAGTATCTTTTTACGTATGCCATCCAATTCACAGCAACAGGTGAATCGATGAGGTTAAGAAGGTTATAATAGTTGATGGGACGACTTGTGATGGGGGTACCGGTCAGAAGCCACAGTCGTTCTACCTTCAAAGCAAAGTCGTTTATTAGTTTTGTTCTTTGGGCTTGCTTATTTTGTATGTAATGGGCCTCGTCGATAACAACCAAATCAAACTTAGAATTAAGAATAATTGACTCTTTTTTATTTTTTTCATCGTGGAAGTTTTTTATGATATCATAATTTATGATAATAAAATCGGCATCCTCCCATTTTTTTCCTTCAATAATTGATGTAGGGCGGTCGGTGTAGTTTTCGATTTCTCTCTGCCAGTTGATCTTCAGAGATGCCGGACAGATAATCATTATTTTCTTGGCCCCCGTCTCCAAAGCGGCAATAATCGTTGATGTGGTCTTACCCAAACCCATATCATCGGCCAAAATCATCTTTTTGTTTTCACACAATTTTTGGATTGCCTCTTTTTGGTGTTCGAGTGGTGGACGATGTGAATATTTCGAATAATCGATTTCAACATTCTTTACCGTGTTGTCTCTGATAAGAGCAACTTTCGGTATCCAAAGATCGTAGACAAAATCTTTTTCAAAGAATTTCCCCCAAATATGGTAGGAGGTATCCTTCTCAACAAGAAGTTTTTCAATATAAATTTGTTGGGGTACTGTGGTGAACAATTTATCATCCGCAATTTTTTGTGCAAAGTACGGATCCAAATCTACCCATTTCTTGGCTACCTTTGGTACCCTTGAATGAAAATTGATGATGTATTCAGATTGAGCTCGAGTTGGATAGAACTTGGGATTATCCAACATTTTGGTTTTTAACCGCAAGATATAATTGTTGGCACCTTCATAGTTTTCCAACAGTTCCAAAGCCTTACGTTCCAAAACACCAACGGCTGATATGTTAGTTTGTTCTTCCAATACCCTTAAAGATAATGATTTATGTTATATTTATCAAGTAAGATGGCACAGAGACAAGTTCCTATTACAAGATTGGGTAAGTTTTTCGGTAGTGAAGACTTTGGTTTAGATATTTCCATGGGTCGTGAATGGCTCGATGGTGATATGAATTTCCAAATAGTTTTGTATAAAGTTGACAGAACAAAAACCGTAAACGATGACGTATACGGTGAAGTGGTAAAAGATGGTATTCAATTCTTGGCACCTGTGTCAATAAATGCCTACGTTAAAATTGATGGTGCAACAGAACAATTTTTGGGTAATTCTAAAATCGTTCAGAACGAACCTGGTGTTCTTAACTTCCATGTATACCAACAAGAACTTGAAGAATTGAAAGTTGATATTGAACTTGGTGATTACATTGGTTATTGGATAACTGAAGATCAAGTTAGATACTATTCTATTATTGATGCGGGATCTCCCAACTGGGATAACAGACACACTTACGGTGGTTATAAGAAATTTTATTTCTCATACACAGCAACTCCTGTTAGTGAAAATGAATTTAGAGGATTGTAATGGCTTTACCTAAAAAACAAATTATACCAAACATTAATCTCACACCTGAAAAGATTCTTTATCAGAGAAGAGAACAATTGCTCGAATACATTAAAGAAGATGGAACTTATCTACCTAAGTCACTTTTACATGCCGATTTAGATAGGGGGTTTTTAGATTTTGTGAAAGAAGAACTTCAAACGATTGTTGAGGGTAAAACTATACCTCCCGTGGACATTATTATCACAACTCAGAACTGGTCGCAATTTACTCAGACTTGGGACTTCAATGATATTAATGGAAACCCCGAATTACCATTTATTACAACCGTCAGAAATCCTGACGTAAAATATGGTAGTAATCCAGCAATTATTTACAACATCCCAAATAGAAAAGAATATTTTTATGCCGCAGTTCCTTCATGGAACGGAAATGTAAAAGGGATGGATATTTACAAAATCCCTCAACCTGTTCCAGTGGATATTACTTATAACGTAAAGATTCTGAGTAATAGAATGAGGGAGTTAAATGAATTCAATAAAAATGTAATTCAAACTTTCGCCTCACGACAAGCCTATAGAAAAATAAATGGTCATTATATTCCAATTATAATGAACAGCATTGCAGATGAGTCAGTGGTAGATATTGGAAGACGTAGATTTTATATTCAAAACTACGAATTTACCATGTTAGCCTTTTTATTGGACGAAGAGGAGTTTGAAGTTGCTCCCGCAGTTTCAAGGGTTTTTAATTCTTATGAATTGGTTCAAAATAAAAGAGGGGGTAAAAAGAAAGCATTTCCGGAAAACCCCGATTCATTTGAGACTTCCATGATATACCCAACGGGTACACTGACAAAATCTATTGTCGTTGATTATACGGGTGATTTCACAATTGATGAAACTGAAAACGTATCAAGTTGGGACGTCTATATTAATGATGACTTCTATGGATCCGATGTTCCACTCATTCAAGTAAACACAAACGAAATTCTTAGGGTGGATATAGTTCCCACCGATATTACACAATCAAGCAAAATTATTTACGGAGTCAAGTTAGTATGATTCTCCGTAAATGTCTTTTTTCTCTTGACACTTTTCCAAAATTAGATTCTCGAGAAACTTATACATTTTAAGTCCATTCTTATCACAATAAGTTTTTAAAACCTTATGTGTTTCCTGTGAGATCTTCAAATTCTTTATTTCTTTTTTCATAGGGAGAAAAAAGGCAGAATTAAAACTGCCCATTTTATAAATAGAAAACTATAAGTAAAGTTTTTGTCTTTTTTCAGAATATTTATGTAATAAAAATAAAATTTATTGAACCTAAAACAAAATGGCAGTATCAAATAAAATTTTCGTATCTCCTGGAGTATACACTTCTGAAAGAGATTTGAGTTTTGTGGCTCAAAGTGTAGGTGTAACAACTTTGGGTCTGGTTGGTGAAACACAAATCGGTCCCGCGTTCGAGCCTATCTTTATAACAAATTATAGTGAGTTCGAAGCATTTTTCGGTGGAACTCTTCCCGAAAAATTTGAAAACACACAAATTCCTAAATATGAGTTAGCATATATTGCTAAGTCGTACCTACAACAATCTAACCAATTATTTGTAACTCGTGTACTTGGTCTTTCTGGATATGATGCTGGTCCTTCTTGGTCTTTGTTGACCGTAGCAAACGTCGACCCATCAACAGTAACTTTGGATGGTGTCGAGACTCCTTTCAGTATTGGATTTACAGGATGTAGCGGTGGTACAGCAGTTACCTTTACAACTGATGGAGCTTTTGCACCTCAAATTTTAACAAACCTAAACAGTCCCTATCCAATGTTGAATGGGGGTGAAAGTACAATCGAAGATGATTTGTCTGACTTCCTACAAGGGATTCTAGATCTTCCTTCATCTTCGGGTACATCAGCTGCTTACTTCGGAACTATTTCCGACGCTACATACAATGCTCTTTCACCAACTTATACTGCGTCGACAAACGTTTTTGGCGTTTCTGGTTTGTCAGAATCTACGGCGGACTATACGTCTCCAAATAACGACTCTTGGTATTACTCAAACTTTGATTTGACAGGTGGTACTGGTTATTCCGGTTATTCATTCGTTTCTCTTGTTGATACTTTAGTTCCATTTGGTCCTTCGGGATGTTTCTCAGGTACCGTTTCAGGTTCAGTATTCAATTACGTAGGTACCGCATATGATGGATGGGGTGACTTAGTTGTTGCAACATGGAGATCTCGTGGTATATCTTTGTATGCAACAGGACAACATGGTCCGTCTTATACTGTGACTGGTACTACTGATGTTATCATTGATTGTTCTGGTATATATTCCGGTATTACTTTCAATCCTTACGCAACATTCAATTTATCGGGTGTGACTGCGGACGGTACGGATTTCTCATTTGCAACTTCTATGAATTCTGGTGATGCAAACTACATTACCAAAGTATTTGGAACAACTAATTTCGGAAAACCAAGAAATGAGGTTCCATTGTTTATTGAAGAACAATTCCAAAATATGTTGAATTACGGTTACAACCAAGGATTTATTCGTGGATTACAATGTGCTCCTTTAGCACTTCCTGGATTGAGATATAGTCCTAACACGGCAACAATTGCTAACTACGTCGAAAAATACCAAGATGCTGAGTCTCCATGGGTAGTATCAGAATTGAATGGTACTTCTGTTGATAGGTTGTTTAGAATTATATCAATTGCTGATGGTAATGGTGCAAATGCACAAATCAAAATTAGCATCGAAAACATTTCGTTCAATAATTCTTCGTTTGACGTGGGTGTTAGAAGTTTCTATGACACTGACTCTAATCCTGTTTATTTGGAAAAATTCACACAATGTACTATGGATCCGTCAAGTAACAGTTATGTCGGTGTAAAAATCGGTACTGCGGATGGTGAGTACGCACTTCTTTCAAAATACATTATGTTGGAATTGAATGATAAGGTTGATCCTACGTCAGTTCCGGCTGGATTCGAAGGTTATGTTATTCGTTCTTACGCATCAGCACAACCTCCATATCCAGTCTACAAAACAGCATACAACTACCCTGGGGAAGTTATTGGTAATCCACCTTTCAACATTCCTTATGGACCTAACCAAATTTTGTCACCTGGTGATAACATAAGACGTACGTTCTTAGGAATTTCTTCTTCTATTGGTTACGATCCAGACTTTTTCCAATACAAAGGAAAACAAGCTCCTAGTAATCTTTGTAATGTTGATGCATTACCTTGGAATTACGTCACTAAGGGTTTCCACATGGATTCGGGAGCAACCGTTGTAACAATCACTGCAGGTCCTACTGCGGGTACACCGGCGTTTGATTGTGGTGATACTTCATTCCAATCTGACCCACAAGATCCTGCAAACCCTTACTACACTATTCAGTCTCGTAAGTTTGCGTTCCTTCTTCAAGGAGGTTTTGATGGTTGGGATATCTACCGTGAATATAGAACTAATGACGACAGATACCAAATTGGTGGTTCTTTGTGGCAGAGAGGCGCTTGTCAGTCAACACGTTACCCACTTGCAGATGGATGGGGAGCATTCAAATTGATCGCACAAGACGGATTTGCGGAATTCTCTACATCTGACTATTACGCTTACTTGTTGGGTATCTCTACATTCAATAATCCTGAAGCGGTAAACATCAACGTGTTTGCAACACCAGGTATTGATTATATCAACAACTCGAACTTGGTAGAACAGGCTATTGATATGGTAACTTACCAAAGAGCTGACTCACTATACATCGTGACTACTCCTGATTGTAACTTACTTCTTCCAACAAATACGGATAATATCGTTCCTCCTACTGAGGCTGTAGATAACTTGAACAATACGGGTATTGACTCAAACTACACAGCGACTTACTATCCTTGGATTTTGACTCGTGATACTGTAAATAACACTCAGATCTACATTCCACCAACAAATGAGGTATGTAGAAACTTGGCTCTTACAGATAACATTTCTTTCCCTTGGTTCGCTACGGCGGGTTACACAAGAGGTTTGGTAAATGCTATCAAGGCACGTATCAAGCTAACTCAAGACCAAAGAGACACTCTTTATCAAGGTCGTATCAATCCGATTGCTACTTTCTCTGACGTAGGTACAGTTATTTGGGGTAACAAGACTCTTCAGATTGCAGACACTGCTCTCAACAGAATCAACGTAAGAAGATTGTTACTACAAGCACGTAAGTTGATATCGGCTGTAGCGGTAAGATTATTGTTTGAACAAAATGACGCTAAAGTTAGACAAGACTTCCTTGACTCAGTCAACCCTATCTTAGACGCAATCAGAAGAGACCGTGGTCTTTACGACTTTAGAGTAACAGTTTCTAATGATCCTGCTGACTTGGATAGAAATACGATGACAGGTAAGATTTACTTGAAACCAACAAAGGCTCTTGAATTCATCGATATCGAATTCTTGATCACCCCAACTGGTGCTTCGTTTGAGAATATCTAATAAAAAAAATGGTGGGGAGAAATCCCCACCTTAGCCTTTAAATAATTTATGAATAAAACAATAAAAGAAGGATTTGATGATTTGGGAGTACCTACTCTCAAATACTACGCTTTTGATTGGGATGACAACCTTATGTATATGCCAACTAAAATTATAGTTCAATCCAAAGATGGTGATGAGGTTGGGATGTCAACTGAAGATTTTGCTGAATACAGAACTCAAATAGGAAAGGAACCTTTTGAGTACCAAGGTAAACAGATAAAAGGTTATGCATCAGACCCATTCAGAAACTTTACAACGAAAGGTGACAAACAATTTTTGATTGATTCAATGAAAGCTAAACCCGGTCCTGCTTGGGCGGATTTTGTAGAAGCCGTAAACAACGGTTCAATTTTTTCGATAATCACTGCAAGGGGTCACAATCCAAATACAATAAAAGAGGCGGTTTATAATATGATAGTATCTGATCATATGGGTTTGAATAAAGATCTATTAATTAAGAATCTTAAAAAATTCCGTGACTTCGTGGGTGATGAAAAAAAGGGGAAACAAGACATGATCCGTGAATATATGGATCTATTAAAATTCTATCCCGTTTCATTTAATCAAGATGAAGGTGCTTCAAGTCCTGAGGAGTTAAAAGTTGCTGCGATGAAAGAATTTATATCTCACGTTAAAAACGAAGCAAAAAAACTAGGACAAAAAGTATATGTAAAAGATGAAGTAAAGAACAAATTTGTACCTCAAATAGGATTTTCAGATGACGATATAAGAAATGTAGAAGTTATGAAAAAACATTTTGAAGATGAACCTAGTTTAAAGACTTATTCTACTGCTGGTGGTATTAAGACTAGGTATTAGAGAGAATAAATTTTTGAAAATCAAAGTAAAGAGAAAAAATTTCAAACGGCAGTATTTATAAATAAACAAAATAAAAAGACAAAAAAAAATAACATACCATGGCAGACTTATTAATGAAAATGCCGGTTCCCTATGAACCAAAAAGATCCAACAGATTTATCCTTCGTTTTGATTCTACGTTGGGTATAAATGAATGGTTCGTTGAATCAACGGGCCGTCCAAGTATTGATATCAATCCTGTTGAGATCCCATTTTTGAATACTTCAACATTTGTTGCGGGTAGATTTAAATGGAATACAATTAACGTTAAGTTCCGCGACCCAATCGGACCTTCAGCAACTCAAGCTCTTATGGAGTGGGTTCGTTTACATGCTGAATCAGTAACTGGTCGTATGGGTTACGCAGCAGGATATAAGAAAAACGTTGACCTTGAAATGTTAGACCCAACAGGAGTTGTTGTGGAAAAATGGATTTTGGAAGGTACAATGATCACAAAGACCGCTTGGTCTGAAGCAAACTACGGTCAAGATACATTGGCAACCCTCGATGCAACACTTCAAATGGACCGTTGTATCTTGGTTTACTAAGGTATTTACTTTTTATTGTTGATTAATAAACAAATCATGGTATAATTAACACAGGGACTAAACCCCTGTGTTTTTTTTTATGGAAAATGATGTAAAAATGTACGGACAGCAAGACTTTTCACTACCACATGATGTGGTGAAACTACCGTCTGAAGGAAAATTTTATAAAAACAAAAAGAAAAGTGTTAAAGTAGGATACTTGACAGCTGCGGATGAAAATATAATTATGGCCGCAAAGGCGGAGGAAATGATTATGTCTCTACTCAGAGCAAAAATTTATGAACCGGACCTTCGACCTGACGATATGTTAAATGGAGACATTGAGGCAATTCTCATATTTTTACGTAACACATCTTTCGGAAGTGAATATAAGATACAAGTAACAGATCCCGTAACAGGAAAAAAATTCCCAAGTGAAATTCAATTGGATGAGTTGGATATTCAGAAAGTACAACAAGAACCTGACGAAGATGGATGTTTTTCCGTCACTTTACCTAAATCTCAGGTGAATGTAAAAATCAGACCTTTAACATATAAGGAACTTGTTGAGATAAATAAAATGGTAGACACTTATCCCACAGGGAGAGTTGCTCCGAAGGTTACTTGGAAATTACAAAAACAAATTGTTTCAGTAAACGGTGACACTACACCCCAACAAATCGCAAAATTCATTGAGGGATTACCTATCATGGATTCCAAATTCATAAAAAGATTCTTGGACGAAAATGAACCAAGATTGGATCTTAGAAGATCCGTTATTGCCCCGTCAGGAGAAAAAGTGGATGTAGAGATCACTTTCGGGGCAGAATTTTTTCGAGTTTTCTTCTGATTACCGAAGATATAAATTAGATGAATTCTTATTCTTAGCGAAAAATATTGGTGTTTCATGGTCGGAATATCATAATATTCCAACATATGCAAGAAGGTATTTAGTTGACAAAATAATAGAATCACAAAAAAAAGATTGATGGTTCTATTTATAGAAGTCAGGTAATTTTATTATGCAAAACCAAGGAGGATCACAACCCAACCCAAATCCTGTAAATCCAGGGTTAGTAGACAAAATTATTGCTCAATTACAAACTGCTGTAGATAACACGGTAGCTACTATAGGAACTAGAGCAGCAGCATTAGAAAGGGATTTCACAAGTTTTAATGCAAGATTTGCGTCAGAACTAGGTCAGACTCAAAAAGCTATTGTAGGTCTTCGAGAAGAACTCGCTATAGCAACACCAGGAGTCGTTGGACTGGGAGGGGATTTACAAGACGTTTTCAATATTCAGGAGTCCATCGCTGAGGCACTCAACACAAATCTCATTTTATTAGGAGAGACAACTCAAGATTTGTTTGTTGCCGCCAATGCTGTAGGGGTTAGTAGTGACAAAGTGGGGGAGATGGTCGGATCCTTCCAAGATGCTGGTATACAAGTTGGTCTCATTAGAGATCGAATGCAAGAAACGGTTAATATTGCTAGGTCTATAGGTGTCAATACTGGTGCAGTTTTCGAACTTGTACAAAAAAATCTTGGGGCCTTAAATGAATTCGGGTTCGAAAGAGGAAGTGCTGGATTAGCAAGTATGGCGGCAAAAGCGGCTATGATGAGGACCGACATGACTAAAATATTCACTTTTGCTGAAAGAGTGTTCAGTCCCGAAGGTGCTATAAATGCGGTAGCGGCCTTCCAAAGGTTAGGGGTTGCGGTTGGTGATTTGGCAGACCCATTCAGATTGATGTATTTGGCATCTGAAGATGTTGAAGAATTACAGAATCAAGTGGTAAAAATGACCTCATCAATGACATATTTTGATGAAAAAACCAAGTCATTTAAAGTTTTCCCGAACGCCAAAAGAGATTTGAGAGAAATTGCTCAAGAAACTGGTATTGCTTATGATGAGCTTATAAAGATGTCTGTTTCCCAGCAAAAACTCAACATGATTGCTAAAGATTTTAGAATACAAGGTATTGATGAAGAATCCAAAATGTTCATATCTAACTTAGCACAGTATAATCAAGATCGTGGTGGTTTTACAGTAAAGATAGGAAAAGATGAAAAATTGGTAACGGAACTTACTCAAGGGGACCTTGATCAATTACAAAACCAACCGGTTACTTTGGAGGACTTATCAAGAGCTCAACTTACTGAAGATGAGCTACAAACGGCTCTATTACAGAAACTGGTTGATTCATTAGCAGCACCAACAGCGGCATCAAGGATTGCGACCGACCCAAGAGAAATTGCTCGAGGAATCTTAATGGGAGCAACAGAGGCAACTGACAAATCAGTTGGGAACCAACGAGCTGGTATAGAATCTGTTAACCGTGCTTTGGAAAAAAATAGTAGTGCGTTAGTAAATCTTATAAGTGGTGAGGGATCGTTTGCGGAGCTAGCTCAAACAGTATCACAGACCACTGAAGGAGTGGCTCAAGGATTTGGAAGAATTACTGATATTTTTACAAATACGAATTGGAGTGAGTCGATCGAAAAATACACATCATCAGGAAATATAATATACGACGCTTCAGTGAAAATATATGATGCGGTATCTTCTGTCACAGAAAAAATTCAAAATTATAGTGTAGATATCGTACAACCACAACTTGAAAAATTAGAAAAGGCTGCCACCAAAACTGTGGTTGAATTTGCTGACATCAAATATCAAGGAAATTTAAACGTGACTCTAACCACTCCAACAGGAACACCACAAGCCGTAGTGGTGACTGACCAGATGGCTTACGATCTATTTAAAAATCCTACGTTCCAAAAACAAACACAAATGGTCATTCAACAAGCCTTGTCTCAAAACAACTACGCCGCTTTACCAAACACAGCATAAAAAAATTCATATTATCCTATTTATAGTAATACGTAAAAAGGATGCCAAGTAGCTTATCATTTGCAGCAACAAAAGCAATAAGAGAAAAATTATTGCTCAGGAATTTGAAACCATATTCCAAACCAGGTGTGTTTGCTCCTCAATCACAGCCAGCTACAGGTGAATTACTCCAAAATGATTTTAATGTACTAGACTCCCCCGATGTCTTAATTGATGCTAATCCATTTGTGAATGTCTTAGGGGTAAAAAATGAATTTGGTCCGTATGGTGGATACAACACAGATATTTCGGGACTTATATCTACTGCGCAAAATACACCGAATCAAGGACCCTACGGTTCATATCCTCCTTACACAGACGCCTTAGAGTTATATTCAGTAACGTTTCAAAAACGTCAATATATCAAAAATGAATATACCCCCGATATTGGATATATTCGATACTATGATATCGGTGATATTATCAAAGAACAAAAAAACGCGACTTATTGGGAACCACCTAGTTTCAGACCTTCCTTATATTCACCATATTCCATTTTATTACAAGAAGATCCTGCAGGTGATTCAGGTGTTGTTTCACAAGATTCTCGAATGATGCAAATTGCTGCGGAGAGAGCAAAATACAGTTTCCAACA